TCAGGCTTTTCTGTACAAGACAGGTGTTGTACCTCCGGCAGCGCCGCCGATTGCTGTCGTACCTGATGCTCCTGCAGCCGCTGAGAAGAAGGGCACGCCATGAACTTACCGCGAATTCCGTTGCACATCCAAGATCCGCGACTAGTAAAGGCGACAGGACAACAGGTCAATCCGTCGTATGAGTCGTTCGCTCCGCACCAACGGTTCGGCGCTCAATACAAGGAGATGGAGAACCGACCTAGCACACACGCTATGTCAGTCATCCGCCGTAATCCTGATGGTACACTCGATTATGAGTGGGCAAAGAACATGGTGATTGACGCTGTTCACCGTAGTGCTTCACCTGTGGGAATGCTGCCGACACAGCTCGCACTGCTTACAGTGATCTTCCCACAACGGTTCCGTACAATGGAGCCGCAACAAGCAGAGATCCTCACGCAGTTCTCAGACTCTGAGAAGAGCAAAGTACGCGAGTTGGTATCCGCTCAGTTGAAGGAAGAGGAGAACTACAACGCAGGTCGTGGTGGTGGGTCCGTGGATGGACGTCATGTTACTCGGAACCCAGTGGGGTGAGTTGTGTCTTTGTTGTCAAGGACTGTTGTTCGTGTTGTAGAAGTACTGACGAAGCATGGACCAAGAACGCAACTGCTTCTGTCAAACGACACTGTATTAGAGCTGACTGATCAAGAGATCGCGCTCTACTTTCCGCATGCAGCGATTCCGGCGAAGGTGAAGGACATTACATGACAAACCACGGCGCTAAGCGGCCTCTCAACTGGGTTGATCCGACGTTTGCGGAACCCATCACAAAGTCGAGTTCTCATGCTGAGAGGACGGAAGTGCACCACAGAATGGGTACGCCAATCACTACTCGTGGTGCGTTTCACGGTTATCCATCTGCTTACCGTCCGAATGCCTTTGTACCAGAGCTGAGTCCGGAACTTGTGCTCAAAGCACTCGGCACACCAGACGTACCTCTACAGCAAGGTGCACCGCAGATCCCTGGTGGTGGAATGACAGGTGCTTCGCAGCCGCGTGCAATGCCCAATAGTCAGAGTAATCCGATTGGTATGGCACCATCTGGAATCCCTATCTATGGTGATCCGTTCCACCCTGCGCACAAAGACTTCGGCAAAGATGACCATGAAGCCGCTGCTGCTCATCACGAGCGTCTAGCTGCAGGTGCGTCTAGTCCACAAGAGACATCACAACATCTGCAAGCAGCTGCTGCACACAAGCAGATGGGCAACGACAGTCAGTCTCCAATGGAGCGGTTCGCTGCCAAGTTTGGTCAAGCTCCTGGTGGTCCGCCACAAGGTCCGATGAACAGTACGCCGCAAGGTGGACGTACGCTTATGCCAGGACAGCCGCAACCCAATCTACAAGGTCCGGGTGCGGGAATGCCTATGGCACAAGCACCAAAACCACCTGGAATGGGAATGCCACAGACACCAGGACAGGGAATGGGAACGCCGGGCGCTCCTCCGCCCGCAGGTTCAGCAGGAATGGGTGCGCCTTCTCCTACACCACAAGCGGGTGGAGGCATGCCGACGCTTGCCAAACCAGCACCGCCGCCTATGATGGGTGGCATGCTACCTGGTCAAGGCGCGATGGGTACGGGTCAACCTCCTCCTGGGCAAGTGCGTCCACCTCAAATGCCTGGCCCTGGAGGCATGCCGCCGTCGCCTACAGGTTCCGGTAGTCCGTTTGGACAAGTACCGCCACAGCAGCCACCACAGATACAGCCACCAATGCGTCCGCCACAGCAACCACCGCCCAGCATGGGGATGGGTGGCGGTCAAGGAATGGGTGTGTCCCCTCCCGGTATGGGGGCACCGCCGCAACCGCGTCCACAACCACCAATGATGCAGCCAGGTATGGGCATGGGTGGCGGACAACAACAGAGTCCTGCTACAGGTCTGCCGGGTATGACGCTGCCTAAACCACCGCCCCCTGCAGCACAGCCACCTGTTGCAAGCCAAGGTCAACCGCCTATGGGAACGCCACAAGGTCAACCGCCCATGGGAACGCAGCAAGGTGGCGGTCCTGGTGGTCCTCCTGGTGTACCTGGTGGTTCACCGCCAGGTGGAGCGCCACGCGATCCATTAGCGAGCCTGCAGGCATTGCTGTCACCGGATCAGGGAAAGCCTATCATGGGTAATCCGATGCCGCTGAGGCAAGGGCCTGTTCCTGGTATGACGCAAGTGCAGCCCGCTGCTGGTTCAAACACAATGCAAGCACCGCAAGGTATGCCACGACCACAAGCTGCTGGTCCGTTGTCGCCTCCAACGAATGCAGGCAGTCAGAGTACGTATGTGGAACCGACTGCTTACAAGGCGTTGGAGTCGTTCCTTAAGCTAGTGTAGCTGTGCCTGAAGATACGCAACAGCAACTCCCCAACGAGGGAGACGAATCCGCCAAAGAGCCAGGTGCGTGGTATCACCCGGATCCGTTTTGGTTTGACCCTGAAGACGACGACGATTCCGACGATGACGAGTAACACTCATGAGCGCTGTTGAAGATGACGAGGTTACGTCACCAGGGGTGAATCGTTTATCACATCCTAAGAATAGGGGTGTGTTTGCAGTAGTGTGTGATCTGATTGCAGACAGCATTGAACACCAGCGTGCACTGAAAGAACTTGCAAAAGCTATTCAAGCAGCGGATCAGCCTGTTGGTCCATTGATCATTCAGCGCATTGCTGAAGAAGTTCGCAAAGACGCTGACAGTCGATTGCAGCACAGTCTTAAGCTAAAGTCTCTTACAGATGAGGGGTAAGTGTGGGTGCTTGTTGTGACTCATGCGCGACAGGCAAGCCGTGTAACAGCGGAGCTTGTTCCGTAAAGAAGTCCACTACCGCGCACGATCACGACCACTCCAGTGACGTGCTTGAGATGGCATGTCACTTTGACGTGTTTGATGTAGACACCACCCGTTCAGTCAGTTGGAAGAAGTCCAGCGGACGCAAGGTCGTTCGTCGTGTGAACTTCCAGGGACTGGACATCTCGATTGAGAACGACAAGGGACAATACCGTGATTGGTATGACCCACACTCTAGAGAGAGTGGCAAGACGAAGATGTCGTATCCATATGGGTACATTCGGCGTACAGAAGGTGCTGACGGTGACCAAGTGGATGTGTTCCTTGGTCCAAACGAGAAGTCAGACAAGGTTTTCATTGTACACCAAGTGCGTAAGCCTGACTTCAAGACGTATGATGAAGATAAGGTCATGCTCGGTTTTGAGAGTCCACGCGAAGCTAAAGCAGCCTATCTTATGCACTACGACAATCCGCGTTTCTTCGACAGTATGACTGAGACTACTGTCGAAGCGTTCAAGCGGATGTTCGTCACTTCCAAAGCAATACTTCCCAACGATATAGGTCCAACGGTTCCAGGAACCGAGGCTCCTGGAATGCCTATGCAGCCAGTGATGCCCGGCATGATACCTGGCATGATGCCCATGATGGGAATGGGTCCACCTCCCATCGACGTAGAGACGCTTGAAGGTGTACAACAACTGCTAGGACGTATTGGTTCTGCGCCCGACCCACAGTTGATGGAGATCGCGAGTAAGATATGGGGCAACGCATACACATTTCAGGGGCAACCGCCAGAGCAGGCACGGCAGGAGATCATAGGATTCTTGCTCGATCAACAGGATCTCTTGGGAGTCGCGCCAGAGCAGCCCAACTTGCAGCCATCGCCAAGCTTGCCGGTCAAGGCGCCATCTGGGTCCACGGACTACTCTCTCGTATCAAGGACCACACCGATCACAAGCGGAGGCCAGCCACAAGGGGGGAACTCCTCCGTCGCGGGTTTACCGGACCAGTCATTGATGAACTGGTTCGAGCAGGCCTTCTGACCGAAACGTCAGAAGGTGGGTTGAGACGGTACGAAATTTCCAATGAAGACGTAGTACTCTCTGACTGAGATGAATGACAGCGGCGCGCCACAAGGTTCCACCGAACGCCCGGGGCACAAATATGTCCGGCGTTGGTGGGATAATGGCAAATGGCAGTATGATTATACTGGCGAGAAGGCAGAAGCACACGGTGCTGGTGCTGTGCCTGAGATATATGAGAAGCCGTACAAGGTAGAGATCACAAACCCTCGTACAGGCGAGACGACAGAGCGCGCAGCATTCCAGGTCGTTCCAAAATCTCACACTGTAGAGGTAGCGGGCGCTACAGAAGGTGTTGAGCCAGAGAAGGCATACAGACAGGCGTGCATCACAGCGCTAAGTCAGCCTGGTACTGCTATTCCAGTACGTCACTCCCGCATGGGTGCCGATTGTACCCTGGTGTCTGAAGGTGACGGTAAGCTTACGCTACGGCGTAACGACAACGCATCTGAGTCACTGTTTAGCAAGAACGGAGAAGGTGCGAGCAAGAAGAGTTTTTCCAGCTATGCTGCGTATGAGCACTGGTTTCTACAGACGTCCAACACACAGACGATCAATGATCCCGAAGGACGTCCGTGGTTCAACATCATTCCTGTAATTGGTAAAGTCAACACCAAAGACAACAAGATTGATTGGTCAACAGATCCTGAGCGTCAATACAAGGTAGTTTATCACCCGTCGTTTCCGGAGGAACTACAAAAGAAGGACGGCGGCGTGTCCCGCGCAGTGTCGCTAGCGCACGCAAAGAAGCTGCTAGACGATGAGTACGGCGCGATTGAAGAAACCTTAGGACGTACGCCAACACGTGGAAAGCTTGCCGTAGTTCCTTCGGAAGGTTCGGATACGCCGAAACCAAAACCAGAGCCTGAAAAGACGGAGACGAAACCTCCGCTTGACTTCAACAAGCTCCCACCTATGGACGATGTGCTTAGTCACTCGTCCATGAAGTGGAAGTACAACTACGCTACACGTGATCGTGAGCTGGATGTAACACCACAACAGAAGACAGCACTAGTTCAGCACGCAGCGAAACAGTATTGGCCGAAGCTGGTTCAAGCAGCCGACCGTATGACCAATACGCCGTTCTTTGAAGGCAACAAGCGCGAGGTGATGAGTGAGTGGATTGGGCAAGACTTGCCTGATTCACGTGGCACTACACCAGACCACGTGTTCCTGATGCCTGACTCTGTTGGCTACAAAGCGATAGAGTCTGCGCTTGACAATTTCGATCCAAACAAGGCTGGTGTAAACTTCACAGGCTACCTTGCAGGTAAGAACGGCAAGATCAACAACTACTTTCTAGACGCACAACGTGCAGCTACAGACAAGCAGAGTCGTATCAGCGGAAGTAGCGATGATGATGAAGGTGTAGATCAGATTTCACGGAGAGGTGCTACGGAAGAAGAGAGAGAACAGAGTGCACACCTCCAAACTCCTGAAGAGCGAGCCGAGTCTCAGCAGCACCTAGATCCGAAGGTCGTGCTTCCTCGTCTCACACAAGTGCTGATGCGCTGGGAACAGACCAAACCCGAGAAAGCTGCCATCATTGCGCAAGCCAAGACAGCTATGCGCGCGATTCGTACAGCTCCGGAACATGACCGTGCTGACATGGTGTCACAGCTTTTGGAGAAGCTATCCGACGCTGGCATGGGCAAGGATCTCGGCTTAGTGAAGTCCTGGGAGACTCACTGGATTATTACGCTAGCGGAGCAACAAAGTGTGCTTCGCAAAGCACTGCAGTTTCTCACAAGGGACAAGAACGTTGATCCTACACACGAGTATGATCATCGTGAGGGGGATGACGACAATCCACGGTTCTACTACAAAGACCAGTCAGGAAATCTCCTGCGATATACCAACGCGCCTACAGGAGATCCAGATCGCGCTGACTTCTACGGAGATGCCAAGCTCCACCAGTCAGAACCGTTGTATGATAAGAATCCGGAGTATTTCACGCCAGACGGACGTAAGCTTACACGCTGTCCAGACTGCGATCCGTCACAGGTTGAGTGGAATTCAAAGTACAATCGCTACGACCCAAAGAACTTGTGGGTTGGTCGTTGGCGTGATCCAAACACAGGTGAGTTTAGGTTCACGTACGTACATGCCGACATAAGGCAACTGCCTAAGCTGGCGATCAACCAACAGAACGCTTTGGTTGATTCCAGGCTTCCTGGTCTGCGTACGTATTACAGCGATTTGTTCAACAAGTCCGACAAGCTCAAAGACCAGATGACTGCAGTTGCACTGGCTTTGCTCGATCAGGGCAAGGTGCGTGCAGTTGAGCTGGCGGCTTTGACACCAGACCAGGTAGTGATCGATGGATCGCTCGTGTCTCTTGGCTCACGTAAGGTGTACGTGGACGCTAAGATGCTGACTGCGTTTGTGGTGATGAAGAACACCACACCTTCTAGCATGCCTCTGTTCTCTGTCGCTTCTCAAGGACGGGAGAAGATTGATCCGAATGTACGTCGGATGATGGGACCGCACTACCTGTCTCGTGTGTTGGACATGCAGGGAGTGTCTTTGCTCGGTCTTCAGACCTACCATGCTAGCGGTACGTTTGCGCGTGAGGTAGAACGTCTTCTCAGCTACTATCACGCGTCCTGGGACCAAGCAGTCAATCAAGCGCTTATGACTGTAGCATTGGAGTGGGGACACGATTTTTCCACCGAACCCGATCCGTTGCGTGTTCTGCAACTAGTACAGGAAGTGCTGGTTGACCCTGTCGTTGTGCAGGTACTGCAACAGAACGCGAAAGCACGTGGTGTAATAGGCAGTGCAGGCGCTGCTGAACTTCCTGCACCTACTATCCCAGTCCCATACGTAACAATCGATCTGACTGACAGAACCGCTGATGAAGCAGAGTTTAGTCAGTGGATACACGGTATTTCGCTTCACGATTACGCAGAGATTCCTACGGACGTTGGTATGATGAAAGCCGAGGGTACTCGCCCAAAAGCAGTGTCGTTGTGAAGACTGTGGAGGCTGCGCTAGACTCACGCGGCACTGACATCGTTGATACTACGCCCAGGCTTCAGTCGCTGCGTGATCAGTATGCTGGCAAAATGCCAGGTGGACGATCATTCGAAGAGCACGTTGCGATTGCTAGTGACGAGCTACCAAAGCATAGAGCTAACTATGGACGTTTCATCGCAGACATGCGGAAACTGTCGTTGCCAGGTACGCGTGTAGAAGGCCGTGTCAAGACACTTGAGAGTATTGTGGCGAAGCTTCATGATAAGCCACATTACAAATCAGCTGCAGACCTACAGGATTTGACAGGTGTACGGTTGGTTGTAGACACTACCGAGGAGGTTATGCGTACAGCTGAGCGTGTGAAGGCACGTTACCAAGTACTGTCTGACGACGACTATATCGAAACGCCGCGTGCTGGCTATCGCGCCTATCATCTAGCAATCAAGGATACAGACGGATTGGTGAAGGAAGTACAAATCCTCACCAACAACCAGTTGAAACTGGCTAACTGGAGACACGACGTATACAAGCCACGTACGTTGGCACAGAAAGAACTGCTACGTAGAAACCGTGACACCATCGATTCGTACGTAGTGCAGTTATCTGATTACTACGCAGCATTAGACGACAATGCAGCCGTTGGCAAGAAGCCTGAACTGCCAGCAGTGGTGAGGTTGGCTATCGGAGGCTTGTAATGTCAGTTGAACGTCTATTTAACCTAATGAAAGGTCAGTCAGACCCGATTCTAGATCTGATCTGTAAGCACGGTGGCTCTGAGAGTCTCGTGCCAATGAAGCGTCAGGTTACGCGTAACGGTCAGACGTTTGAAGAAACTTACTACGTTAGTCCAGGCGAAGCTCAAACTGAAGAGAACGCCGCCGCCAGCCCAACAGCCAAACCGTATGACCCTGCGTCCGAGCCTGGTCCGTCTAAGAAGCATTCCAAGCGGATGAAGATTCCGCCGGATATGCCACTAGACAGCGGTGCTTTGTATAGTCACTTAGTCAGTCAGGGTTTCGTTGACAAGCTCGATAACCTTCCGTCCGACACACAGAGTGTGTACAAGCAAGCTAACGGACAATACACGCCAGAACGCGCACAGCTGCACGCTCAGATCGCAGACCACTTCTTAAGTCAAGCCAAACCAGTACCGCCGGACAAGAAACCTGTAGCGATCATGATGATGGGCGGCCCAGGTTCGGGCAAGTCATCCGCTACCAAAGGTTGGGACATAAGCGACTTTGTTCCTGTGGATCCAGACGGAATCAAAGCTCAGTTGCCTGAGTATCAGGAGGCTGTGAAGGGACGTGCGCTCAATGCTGCACGCATGACTCACGAAGAGTCATCCGACATAGCGAAAAACATACGCGAGACAGCATTAGCTCAGCGCAAGAATGTTTTGCTGGACGGCGTGGGTGCGGACTATGACAAGATGGCTAAGCGCGTCGAGGATCTAAAGGCCAAGGGCTACCACGTGCGCTTGGTCGGCGTACATCTTCCCATTCAGGAAGGAAAACGCCGCGTCGCAGAGCGCGCACTCAACACAGGTCGTTGGGTTCCGTTGGACTTTGCCGAGGACGCCTACAGCAAAATTCCAGGCAATTTTGATAGGTTAGCCCAACTAACGCATGACGCTGTAGCATTTGACAACAACGTACCGCCGGGAGAGGAACCACGGAAGCTGTACTCTCGAAAATACGGCGAAGAGCCGACGATCCATGAACCTGAGAGGTACTCGGGGTATCTTTCTGGTGGACAATCCGTGTGATCCGACTTGTATAGTATGGAAGGATAAATACTACCTATGCCGGACAGAGACGACGCACCAGCGCCACAAGTGCCTGCACAAGGTCAGGAAACACCTGACGAGCTACCTCCGTCTACTGACCTAGACGCCACGATTGCGTGGGCGCAGCGTGCGTTCAAGTATGATCCTGATGAGGATCCCGACTATTCACACATCGGTGAGGAAATCCTTACCGATGACCATTTGGATGATTAGTGGCAGTACATCTCACACTCGAGACAAGTGGTGACGCCGGTATATCGGCTGTCTTGACGTGTGCACACTGCTCTGAAGTGATAATCAAAAGCACGTCAGACGGCGGCGGTAAAGTGCGCGGCAGCAAGATCATACTGTTGAAGCATGATGGGGTGTACGCGGTGTGTAAGAGCTGTGACTCTGAAGTGCGCTTGCCATTGGTATGGACGCGCGACCTTGGCCCGCCGCTGTACCTAGCCAAGTAGTTTTCGACTCTCAGCTTGAGATTATTCTTGACGGCTCAGATACAGCCGTCATACCGTCGTTGAACAGCATCGCTCCAGTAAAGGGAGGATGTGGCCTGTGAGCCTACTCCCTTTCGACGATGCGCCTCGACGACACACCTACCGACAAGCTCTTAGGAGATGGAGACACTTTCCATTTCTTCGTGCCTGTCGAGAAGCTTTCAAAGGCAGAGGCGAAGGATGGGAAGCGCTGGGTTCAGGGGATAGCGTCTACCGATGATCGTGACCTTCAAGGTGAGGTTGTACGACAGAACGGTATCGACTACGGCTATTTCCTGAAATACGGCTACATCAACGACGATCACAAAGAGGGACCTGAGCACAAGGTTGGTGAACCTGCTGAGTGCCGTATGACACCGGCTGGTTTGTGGCTCAAGGGTTTTCTCTACAAGGGCAAAGAGCGTAGCGAGTATTGGTGGGAACACATCACTACTCTCGCAGAGAACAACTCTAGCCGTAAGGTAGGTTTCTCCATTCAAGGCAAGGTGCTTCGCCGCGAAGGCAACACCATTGCTAAGTGCTGGCTGCAAGACGTAGCAATCACTGCTTCGCCAGTCAACACAAACACGTGGGCTGAGATTGTAAAGTCTCTCGGCAGTCAGAAATGGTGTCTCCATCCTTGGGATGACGTGTGCAAAGGCGGCTGCTGCACATGTGGTCCTGCACTCAAGAGCATGAGTGTAGAGCTCAAGGATAAGAAGAAAGAGGACGAAGAAAAGGCTCTGTCTGTTGGCGGTATGGGTGGAGTGCTTCGCGTTCAATCGCTTGAAGGCTCTGCCAAAGTGCAGACGATGCCAGGTCATGTCCACAAGTCAGACAAGATCTCATATCAAGAGGCTGTGGGGTATTTGCAAGCACGTAGAGGTTACAGCTTTCCGTTGGCTAAGGCGCTGGCTGATGCCATTTTCACAACAGTAGGAACTCAGTAGGAGGCATACATGTCTATCAATCGAGACGAGTTCCACGCAGCCCTGTCGAGGCTGGAAGGGTTGGCGAAAGGCCAGCTCTACCACACGCCGTCCGACTCGAATCCGGGCTCGTGGGCTGGCACAGGCCAGACTGACCAGAACGAGCATGAGGATGGAATCGACGACAACGGCACTGATTACAACGGCGTGAAGAAGGCGTTGGCAAACAAGGTTTCCAAGTCCAAGGCGCTCACACCTGCCGAGGTGTTGATCGTTAAGGGTGAGGATCCTCGTCGTGCAATCGCTGACAAGATCGCTAAGGGCGGCAAGCTTACGCAAGCTGAGTCCTGGGCGGTGAAGAAGGGTTTTCCCTTCGACAAAGACGATGACGACGATGACAAGGACGACATGGACAAGACCAAGAAGAGTGGTACTGCGAAGGCGTCCACGACTCCTGGTAAGGCTCCTGCGTCTGGTACAGAGGACGATGCTCCTAAGGCTCCGGAGACCAATGCTGGTACTTCAAAGCAAGAGGACATTGAGCCTGATGCTAAGAAGTCGCTTCACGCTGCAACTCAGACACAGCCGAATCTCCGCAAGGGGATCGAGATGTCACCAATTCTGTACGAGATGACTCGTGCGATCGGTGTTGCTCTCGAAGGAGCTGAGGCACGCACTATCCAGGCTGTAAACAAGGCAATCAACAACACAGTGGGTTCGCTGGTTGCTCGCGTGGAAGCGCTGGAGAAGAGCTTTGGTGGATTCGCAAATCACCAAGACACCTTCAATAAGGGGTTTGCTGAAGCAGTCATTGGCATCGGTCAGCAGCTTGCTGGCGGTGTTGAAGTGAACGCGGCTGCGGCTAGCGCACCTGTCGGTGGTCCTAAGTCGCATCTTCGCGCGCTTCCAGGTGGCCAACAGCAGCCTGGACAGCCACAGGTGATGCAGAAGTCATTTGGTCCTGGCGGGCTCGACGTATCTAGCGACCAAATCAACAAAGCACAGATCACAAATACCATGTTCGAGTTGGTTAAGAAGGGCCAAATGAACCAACTCGATTTGGTCAAGTTCGACTCGACTGGGGAGATGTCTCCAGCGGTCCGCGGTCTCGTCGCTCAGGCAATGGGCGGCGCGCAGTAACCCGAAGCCAAGGAAAGAAGGAGAACAACCATGATCGGTTTGTCTAACTACTCTCCGTACGCAGCGGGGAATCTCAACGGCTTCGGTATCGACCAAGGTCAGTCCATTGGAGACTTGGCTAAGGCGCTCGAAGCTGGCTACCAGATCACTAACCAGACTGGTGGCTCTTCACTTCGTGTGGAGTCGTTGGAAGGCAGCCTCAAGGTGCTGACTTACACCGCACACCACATCAAGATGTGGAAGAAGATTCCCAAGAGCCCAGCGTACTCCACTGTCGAAGAGTACAACCAGCTGATTGACTACGGTTCGGATGCATTCGCCTTCGTGCAAGAGGGTGAGTTGCCTCCAACCCAGGATACCAGCTACGCCCGTCGCACTTCACTCGTGAAGTTCATTGGAACTACACGTGAGGTGACTCACCAGATGACGGTTGTGCACCCAGCACACGGTGACGTGATCGCGCTCGAGAATCAGAACGGCATTCTCTGGTTGCTTGAGCGGATTGAGTCATCATTGTTCAAGGGTGACAGCAGTCTTGCGTTCGACGGTGAGGCTGAGCAGTGGGATGGTCTCGATGCTCTGATCGACCCAACCTCGTTCATTGACCTGGAAGGACAGCCGATCCAGGAAGCTGACGTTGAGGAGGGTGCGAACCAGTTGGTGGAGAACTTCGCTTATCCAACCGATCTGTGGTTGGGTACTCGCGTAGGTTCTGACCTCGTGAAGACCTTCTACCCGAAGGAGCGCATCCAGCTTCCAGCTCCACAGAACGGGATGGTCGGTCTCAGCGTCAACTCTGTCATGACCCAGGCGGGTGTGATGGAGCTGAATCCAGACGTGTTCTTGAAGCGTCTGCCGACTCCTCCGTCTGCAGCTACTTCACCAAACGCACCGGCTTCGCCTGCTTCGATCACAGCGTCTACTGGTTCGGGTACAGACGGTGATTTCAACAAGGGCGCGCCGTCTGGTACAAACAACTACGCATATGCTGTCACTGCTGCTAATCGCTTTGGTGAGTCTGCCCCGACTCTCATCGCCGGTAACGGGCAGGACATCACAGCAACGCAGAAGAACAACGGAAACCATATCGCGCTTACCACAACCAACCCTGGTTCAATTGGCGCGTTTCCTCCAGAGTATCTGCGCATCTACCGTACCGAGCCGCAGGCCTCCGGTACAGCACATCCGACGGATGTAACGCAGTACTCGCTCATTCTGCAGGTTCCTGTGACCAGCCAGGCAGCATCGGCTACTACGGTAGTCAATGATGTGAACTTCCTGCTGCCGTTCACGGAGATTGCGTACATGGGTGAAATGACACAGTCAGTTCTCACTTTCCGTCAGCTGCTTCCTATGCTGCGGATGGATCTTGCGGTGTTGGCTCCTGCGTTCCGCTGGATGGTGTTGCTCTACGGGACCCCGATCCTGTTTGCCCCTAAAAAATGGTTAAGATTCATCAACGTAGGTCGTTTGACACGTTGATTGAAGTGAATAAATCCAGCTTGCTCAAGTAGCTGGATAATCCACTTGACCTCCTAGGTGCTTGGTAGTAGACCAGGTGCCTAGGAGGCTTCTTAATGGTTCAATGTAAACTTTGTACGCGTTCATTCAAAATGATTACCAATTCTCATCTACAGAGAACGCATGGGATTACGCCAGAAACATATCTGGCTAATAATCCTGGTGCGTTACTTTATGATGAGGATATGCATGTGCGCATTGTGGAGTCACGTCACCATGTGAATCGTCCACAATGTGCTAAACCAGGATGTGCGAATACTGCTGCACAATCTTGGAACATATACTGTTCTCGTGTCTGTGCTATGTCACATCGTATGTCCAAGAATGGAAGGAATGAGCAAGCAGGCCGCGGCAACCATAAGTTCGATGGTGGTTGGTACTCAATTGGTAAGGCACAGAAAATTTTGGCGCGTGAGCGTGATAAGTACACTTGTCGGCGCTGCATGACTCCAGTCAGAGGTAAGCGCGCGCATGTACATCACGTCGTTCCAGAACGATGCTTCGATTCACCTGAAGAAGCACACCGGCTAGAGAATCTAGTTACGTTGTGTGATCGTTGTCATCTTAAGACCGAATGGGAGACAGTCCGTGAACTTTACAGACGGACGTTACTGCTGGACCAGGTCATGAAAGATGTAGGTGATTTCCAGACCTTCGACGCGTTCAAGGCGAAGCTAGTGGACCTCTCATCCCAAGAGGCGGTACAGTAGGCCGGTACCAATGGATGAAGAGCATTTGCGTCGTCGTTTCGAAAAGCGACGTAACACAGCTCCAAAGTCATTGATGGCCGCGATTTCCCCACTAACGGCAGCGCAGTTTAAGACAGACACGTCAGTGTTCTCGGGAGACACGATGAAGGCACGTTGCAAGCGTCTTGCTGGTCGTACGGTTGTTGTTGGAAACACAGCATTTGCGTTCGACAAGCAAGGCATTTGCGCAGTTAAGCCGCGTGGTCGTGCTACCGAACGATCAGACTTCAACATGTTGTTGAAGATGAGTGGTGTGGAAGAGATTCCAACAGAGCATGTATGGGATCGATTGCCACTGCCGCTTCCTCCTGTTATTTCAACAGAAGACACGTCTGTGAAAGCAACAGAGGTAGTTACGAGCACGGAAGAAGCACCTGTTGGATTGCCTGATTGGGCAACTGACAGTGACGTAGAGAGTTCGGAAAATGTGGCGGAAGAAACGCCCACACCCAAAACAGCTAAGCGGCGTAGAGCTGCTGTGCAAAAAACGGAGGAATGACCAATGGCCGCCATTACCGCTTTGACATCTAATCCAATTGTTGCTGATACGCCTAGCGCTGTTGTCGGTGAGATTCGCAAGCAGTGGAATGCGTTTGTCGCTAACGTTGCTGCATTGGACAGCAGTACTGCGACTGCAGCGCAGATTGTTACGGCTCTGCAGTTGTCCGTACAGGTGATCACTTCGTTTGATCACTTGCCGCCTGCTCCTCACCCATCGCACTGATCTTCGTCACCACATAACTGGAGAGCGGTATGCCCCAGGCACCTTCAACGTTTCGTGCCACGCATTCAGCTGGCACGATCTCAAGTTCCCCTGTCAAAGTTCAGACAAGGAAGGGACGCGGATTTCGCGTTCGTGTCAAGAACACTGGTTCTAATCCGTTGGGAATCAGTTTTGACTCTGGCAACACGTTCTACACAATCTCAGCTGGTGCTGAGTTTGCTGAGGACATAGTGTTTCACTACTTCTATCTCATCGCAAGCAGTGGAGACACTACCTACACTGCGTTGTTGTTTGAGGGATGAGTGGTTGACCAAATCTCATCTCAACTGTTCTTGCACGGTCCTCTTGGCATCCTTTGTGTGGTGCTTTTGGGGGCATGTGTGTATTTGTACTTAAATAAAGACAAGCGTGAGAGGGAGTATCAAGCAGAGATTCGTCAACTCCAAGAGGCACACAGAGAGGAGTTGAAGGTGATGATGGAGCGCCACATTGCCAAGAGCGACAGCTGGAATGACAAGTACAGTCAAATGGCAGGTCAGTTCAATGCTGTTGTGGAGTCACTAGAAAAACGCTTCATTGAGACCAATGTACGTCGAGGAGGCGGGAGATGATCAATCCACAGCGTGCGAGATTGCCGGAGCAGCTCGAAAGGCAGTTCATTAAAACTGACCGTAAAAGCGCAGAGTGCTATGCCTCTATGGAAGACATCACATACCGCTTGGCTGTGCTGGCTGAGGTGATCAACAGCTCCGACGGTGTTCCTTGTCTCATGCGTGTATCAGATACTCTTGTGACCGACATACGTAATGTCAAAGGTCGCACAACGACTGTGCGGTAATGAGTCAAGAGTTCACGCAATCTGTAGCTGCTAATGTGATTGTGCTGCTGAGTAAAAACTCAGTAGCAGTCACAGGATTACTGTACACGGATGTTACGACGCAGTTCTCCAAGAACGGTGGTGCCTTCGCGTCCAAGACATTAAGCAGTGGGAATTTCACTGAGGTTGGTCTAGGCGTATACACTATTGGGTTCACTACAACCGAGCTGAACACGCTAGGCAGCTTCGTTGTGATTGTCACAGGCGCAACCATCGATCAGTCAACTACTGTTGCGTCAGTCGTTGCTGCGGCTCAAGCAAGTACCGCTGTATCTCTGGAAATGTGCGTAATCACTGGACATGTAACCGATATGCAGGGAACGCCTAAGCAAGGCATCGCTGTGTCAGCACAAGTGCTTGGCATGCCTTCGATAGAGCAGAACCAGGTTGCATTAACGGATGACTTGGTATCTGTTCTCACGGACGCGAATGGTGCGTTTTTCTTACCGCTAGCAAGGCTAGTGGATGTGGAGATTACCATTCCTGCTACTAACTATCGCAGACGCCTTGTTGTTCCGAATGCAGCAAGCGCAGATTTGTTCAACGGCATTCCATAGAGGTGTTGCTTGTCGGCACCTATTACACTCGCTGTAGAGGTTGACAGAGACGAGTACAGCAGGTTCGAGGAAGAACGCAGTACTGTCTACGCTACTGTCACGCCTACAGGACAGAACTTGAGCGGTGAGAAGGTCACGCTTGAGTTGCGTAAGGCTCGGCGTGCACGTGACGAGATAGTAGCCACGAAAACACTCACGCTGACGGACAGTATAGCGAAGTCATACCAATTAGCGTTTGACCTCACTGCCCTTGTAGACAGTGACGACATACCACTGATCCGGCGTGGTAAGTACTTCATCCATGCTGTGTCCTCATCCAATTCGGTGGTAGACGCAGAGTCATCGGACTTCTTCATCTCGTTGATTACTGTCGCGCGCCTTAAAGCCGACTATCTACACGGCACGGATCAGTTTGCGACTAACGTATTGACAGTGCTTGAACAGCCTGTGCTTATCACAGGTGTCACAGTGGAAGAGGTGTCGCTTAAGCATCCGCAAAGCTGGTCGGAGCTGTCATACAATTTCAGTGCTGAACATGTGCCAACTGTTCTTGGCGTGACGTCTGAGCCGTTCTCACTGGCCAACAACCAGACTTTGGTAGTGCGCTTGGACGGAGGTACGCCGACGATTGTGACGTTCAATTCGTCGTCATTCGTGGACATCGCAGCCGCGACTGCAGCTGAAGTAGCTGCAGCGATTACGACGGCAGGAGTAGGTCTGACAGGTACTGTGGAAGGTGGGCATGTGCGCGTCACAGGTGGCAGCTATTCTCTGCTGGTGGATCCGGCAGGCACCGCTACCACGATGCTTGGGCTGTTGAACCAGGTGGACGCTCCTCCCATCACTCGGTTGCTTTCGTGGTGCGGCGGTGCATCACAAGCCATTGAGCCCGGTGTGAAGATGTACACGCTGCGTCGTGGAGACACTGCGGAGTACATCCGCGTACGTATTCAATCTCTGGCTGCGCTTCCACTTCAGAGCCATGCGGAACAGCTGCTGGTTACGCGTACGCCGCTCACAGACGCACGAATGAGGCAGTTGATAGAGGAGGCTATCTCCTGGGTGGAAGACAACGCCCTGAGCGTCTACGTTGAGCCTACGCGTATCGTCACAGAAGTGAACCCGGACGCTGTCACGTCTGAGTCCGGCAGCGACGTAACAGAGTTTGTAGGGGCTACTTGGGACAAGGTAGTAGATGCACTTACCTATACCGCTCCTACAGCTAAGCACTGGCTGAACTTCAAGTTTCCGTACTTGCCAGTGCTTAGATTTGACCAGCTGTACGGTAAGTTGTCTAACGTACGTATCGTGAACATAGCGCTTGAGTGGGTAGAGACGCATGCGGCTTCCGGTTGGGTGGAACTGGTACCGTTCAACCAAGGTGTTGTGTTCAACTTCATTGGTCTCGTATGGGTAGAGAGCCTCAGAGGACCAGTTCCACTGCCTAACTTTTGGAACTTCGAGGCACTTGTTGGTTTCCGTAAGACACCACAAGTACTGTTGGAGCTGATTGCTAAGAAAGCTGCTGTGACGATCTTGACGATCGCAGGTCAAGCATTTCGTCCAGGATTTGCGTCACAGTCTGTCTCTCGTGATGGTGTGTCTGAGTCTGTGTCGTATACACAGAGTGCTCAAGCAGGTATATTCGGCGCGACCATCAAAGAGTACAACGATTGGATCAAAGACAATCTTGTGTCACTACGTGGAGCGTTCCGCGGGCCAAATATGGTGGTAGCTTGACAGTGCAAGGCAGGTTGTTCTTGACATGTCAAGTGGCGTGCTAGTCTCTCCTTGACTATCACGCGCGCACTGTTGATTCTGTAGTCCGTGGCAAGCATTTTGTCGCCCGGTCTTGGCGTGGAGTTCCAGCCAGGGCTGCAGGAGGGATTCGTCCAAGAGCGTGGTTCGGACATGATCCACGAGATTGGGATCGCTTGCCCGAAGTGTCGCACCTCGGACGTGTCAGCTAACATGTTGCGTGACGGCCAAGCCGGTACGCGTCTCCCCAATTGTCGTAGATGTGGTGGAGATGGATGGCTGTACCGTGACGCGCAGATTGTACGTGGACTGGCGACTGCCATCCGGCAGCAGAACAACGTCATCGATGCTGGTGTGATTCAACCAGGTGACATGCAGTTTAGTATTGCGCCTGGATTCTTTGGTTGCAATCACAACGGAGCACCTCAGCGTCGTGTCGCTGAAGCTGACAAATTCACTGCCACCTGGGCGCAGCCGTTAAATGAGGGACAAACCATAGTGCGTGGCGCAGCTACTATGGATGAGAACATTCGGTTAGACCCTGCTGTGTCAGCTGATGAAGATCGCTTGTGGTATGAGCCAGCATACTCACTGTGGTGTGAGGACGAAGATGGTAAGCAGTACTTCGAGAAGGGTGATTTCACGTTCGGACCTGGACGTGTGATTCATTGGATAGGCAACAGACCTATCACAGGAAAGAAGTACGTCATCAAATACACAGCGTTCTTTGAGTGGATCGTTTGGGCGCCACCTCAGGAACGCGTTGACAGAGATAATGTTGATCTCGGTCCGCTAGTGTTCTTACGGAAACGTCACATCTCGTACGTCAATGATGGCTTGTTTATTACCAGTGCGGATCGTATTCCGCTTGGTAAACGGTTGAGCGTGTGATGACCCCGCGGATAAGCTTTCGTGCAAAGTTGCAAGGGCCATCGTCCTCTCAGTGTGAGAGAGCGATGGTTGATGCATACAGACAAGGTCTCACTGCGTTCGGCAAGGAGCTGGAGCGTGTATGGCGCGACAAGGCCTCTAGTGAACTGAATTCCACATTCGCCGCATACATGAGCGGCCTCAGTGTGCGTGTCTCTAACGACGGTGTTGAAGCCACATTGTCAGGTTGGCTGCCTGTCGCGTTGGAGGCAGGAGCCAAGCGCTTTGACATGAAGCCTGGACTCCTAAGGAAACGACAGAGCCGCGTGATTCCTATGCATGACGGAGATTTTCGCACAGTGTCTGTGCGTTCTCCTGCCTCTAGCTGGTGGCACCCTGGTTTTGAAGCCAGAAACATCCATGAGGATGTGTTTGATCAGACAGACAAGATCCTCCAGCGAACACTGGCACCTGTGTTCAATCGTGTAAAGGTCTAGATGGTTCTGCCTGAGTTTATATTCCGTACTGTCATTGTACGCGGAATACGTGCCTTCCGTGGTGATAGTCATTTGCTGGACCAGTTGTTTCGTAATCTGGACAGACAATCCGCTCAGGAGATGCGTGAGTTCTTCCAGAAGCAACAGATATACATCGACATTAACTATCCGCGCGAAACACTGAAGGTCCCTGCCATTGTCATACTTTTGAAGAGTGAGGATGAGCAGACAACGTATCTCGGAGATAGTATGGGGTACGGCTCAGTGCCTGACTCGTTGTCATATGACGATCTGTCTAGTGATGATGCTGTTGTAGGTGGTGCAGCGTCTGTGTCGACATTGAGCGGTGAAGGACCACTGAAGTTCGGTCCATACCGTGTGCTGTCAGCTACATCCAACACACTGAAGATCGATTCGCGCGTATGGGCAATCGATCAATGGCGTGTTGGTTCACACACAGTTCAGATCGTAGGTGGAAAAGGACTCGGACAGCAGCGTGGAATTACTGCCAACGGTCAGGACACATTGATGGTCAGCCCTGGTTGGTCAGCAGTACCTGACTCCACGTCTGTGTTCACTGTTCGTGGAGAAGCGCAAGAGATTGTTGGTGAGCCCCGCAGTTTGTACTCACGTGAAAATGCGAATTTCGTACAGCGCTTAGGTGCAATGTACGGTGTGTCGTACCAGATACAGATCATTGGTCCAAACCCTGAGTTCACAATATACCTACATGCCATTGTGAAGAGTATTTTGACCATTGCTAGGACGTTCCTAGAGAGTCAAGGCGTCATCACAATGAAGTTGTCAGCAACAGACTTCGTACCTCGACCTGACTATCAGCCAGATTTTACGTATATGCGTGCGATGACCGCGGAGTTCCAGTATCCGTTTGACGTATTTACGCAACCACAGGACCTGGCTAGTGGTCTACGTGTGGTACTTGAAGCTATCGCCTCTGACGGAGGCGCATACATTCTCAGTGATACAAACGTGGCCTAGGTGGAGAACACAATGAGTAAGCAAAAATCTGACGAATCCATGGCTACAGTGGTCACGGAGAAGCCAGCTCAGCCGCTAGTCGTGGAACCGATGTTGTCATTCGATCGTTGGTTCGCAACTACAGGCAAGCCTGCTCACCATAAGCTAGGCATGCTCGCATTTATCAAAGGACGTTCCACAGGCAAGCGTACAAAGTCCTCGTGGGATGAAATGTTCAAAGGCTACTAAGGAGGCACCATGAGTCGTTCAGTTACCTTGGGTGGCCAGACGCTGTTTCACCCTGGTGGTCTCACCAGCATAAACACGGATGGTCTGACATCTATTGGACTCACATCGACAGGCATAATTCAGTTGCTGGGTGAGGCTGACGGTGGGCAGCCAGCACAGATTATTCAGATCGATGATCCGTCACTTGCAAAGACAACATTCAGGAGTGGTCCTCTTGCCGATGCGATTAGGATCGCATTTTCAGCGTCTGGTGACAGACGTATAACAGGTGGTGCGTTTCGCGTCTTAGCATACAAGACAAACAACAGCACTAAGTCGGGTACACAGCTACCGAGTGCTACTACTCTCATCTCGGATACTGTTGCTAGCGCAACTACTACAGTGATCACACTTACCACAGGTGCGTTGACTCCTAGCGCACATGTTGGGCGTTGGCTGCAAATCAGCAACATCAAGCGTCGTATTGTCGCTAACGATGCTTCAACTGTGACTGTCTCTCCTGGATTCCCCTCCGCTCCAGCAGGGACTACGCCTGTCGTTATTTTGGCTTCAGCTGTGACTCTCAGTTCAAAAGATTGGGGTGTACACACAAACCAGGTGGCTGTTGAAGTTGAGCCTGGCGTCGGCACTGGGTTCGTCACTACTGTGTCTTTTGGTGATACAGTAAATCGTTCACCTGAGATCGGTGGAACCAGCGCGCTGAACATTATGTATGGCGGCGGGCCAGTGTCTGACACCGGTCTAGTCACGTCTGCATCTGGTGTGACTGTAGGGTTGACTGTCACTCAATCGACAACAGCAGATCTTCACGCTGGTAAGATCCTGCGATTCTCGAATGGTCTGCAGCGTTTGATTCTCAGCAACACAGCTGACACGTCGGGTCCGTTTACCATCACAGTGACTTTGGCTGCCGGTCATGACCTGACCACTGCTGAGGGTGCTGCTTTGGTCGGAACCACAGCCAGTATTGTCAATGTTACTGCGGCGACGGCATCAATCGCCGGAGCTAACGGTGTTGCAACAACACTCACAAGCACCGTATCACCTACTGCTGACAATCTGAGCATTACGTTCCCAGCTGGTCAGACGCTGCAGCAGTTGGTGGACTATGTAAACGGAAATACAAACTACATTGCAGTGATTCCTGACGGTGTGAATGGTGACACCGTGTTGATGTCCACTTTTGACTTCGACTCACGGAACACTAGCGTTGACGTTAGGTTTGACCATGAGATCTCGTTCAACACCAAAGGAACATTCAGACGTGACCTGCAAGCGCTTGTTGATTGGGTGAACGAATTTTCCACACTCGCAACAGCTGTTAAGGCAACAGCAGGCACGCAAGAGGGGGCAGGACTGCCTGCGTTTACTGGCGGTGTCTCTAGTGTTGTGCGTGATGTACCTGTGTACTTCATCGGAGGAACGCGCGGTACTTCAAGCAACTCGTCTTTCCAGAGTGGTTTTGACGCTCTTATTCAGAAGCGAGCTAACCACTGTGTTCCACTGATCTCACAAGATCTGACGAATGAAGGAAACGGGTCAACTGCGACGGTCGCCTCAGTCGCACAGCAGTTGCTGGCTCACGTTCAGCTTGGACGTGGCATAGGCAAGAACGAGATGGGTGGCTACCTTGGCTATAAAGGCACGCTCACTGCTATCCTAGCTCAGGCAGCTGCGCTGAATGACCAAGACGTTCAGCTGTTCCCACAACAGATGACTTTCTTGAACGTCTCAGGTACGTTGACACTCATGCCTGAGTGGGCTATGGCGGTAGCCGCAGCGTCCATGCGTTCAGGCGCTGATGAGGTTGGTACTCCACTGACGTACAAGTTCATCAAGACAACCGAAATCGCCAATGATACGTCATGGAGTCCAACGGATCGTACAAACGTCAACCAGCTCATCCAGGGTGGTGTGATGTTTGCGGAGGAGGCTTCTGGTGGTATCCGTTTTGTGCGCGATCTGACAACGCACATTCAGGATGACCTGATTGTCTTCACAGACGGAAACATGAAGGAAGAGGTGCGCTTCATTGCATTCGACCTTCGCCAGAGTCTGGAGGACCAGTTCACAGGGGACAAAGGAACACCTGCAAGTGTGGCATCTATGCGTGACTTCGCTGCAGCTAAACTGCAGGCGTATCGCGAGCAGAACATCATCACCAATTCACTCGATCCAGAAACATTGAGTACAATTGTGCCGGGCTTCCGTCACCTACGCGTGTTCTTGGACGGCAACATTGCTACTATACGCGTAGAGGTGTTCCCTGCTCCTGGCGTTGTGTTTGAGTTGAATGAAATCAGTCTGCAGCTACCTCGTCTAGCTGCGTAGTTTGATCGAAACGAAGAAGGACAAAAGGAGACACGTAAATGGACATAGCAAGTTTTCTCAAGGGTGCAGTAACGCCAGAGCAGATCACTGCTCTGCAAGCTCAGTTTGATCACGCAGCGTATGAAGCTGGGATTGAGACAATCTCAGCCGCTGGTGCTTTGTCTGTTACGAAGAGGTTTTCTAAGCTCAATGTAACAGGCACTACAGCTTATACGCTTGCTGATGGCACTTTCGTTGGACAAAGGAAGTCCATCATTTGTGTAGCAGGCGCAAGCACACCTGCTGGAACGATCACACCTGCTCATCCGACTGGATTCGCGACTGTCTCCGCTATCGGAGCAATCGGTGACGCCTGCGAATTCATCTGGGACGGTGCGGCTTGGTTCCTAGGGGCCAACGCAGGCGTAACAGTGGCGTAAAGTTCCGGGCACAGCGGCGGGGTCGGGGGTACCATGGTGAGTGGGAAGACACCGCCGCTGTGTTTTTGGGGTGAGACCATAGCCTACCATTCTGAGAGGTTGACGAGAAGGCCATAATCAGCTAGCGTTCAGTTTGCTGTGCGCCCATAGGCGCCAGCAACCGCAGCACTCGCGACCTCCATCACGAGTCGTTTTTTCGAAGTCCGTAGAGCCCTGTTGGGTTCCGCTCAGATAGGAGGTTTGCTATGCCTGCTCCTTTTGTGTTTAGCGGTGCGCGATCACGTTTCAAGATCGACGGTGCTGTTGTTGGTTTTGCTGGTGGTGTGTCTGGTACTGAGTCGATTGACTACGAGCCTGTAGATGTGCTCGATTTGCTTGAGGTGCGTGAATACGTGCCTGTAGCGTATCGTTGCACGTTGAATGCGCAGGTATTCCGTGTGGTCGGTCAATCACTGAAAGCGCTTGGCATCTTTCCTACTGAGGAGAACATCCTCACTAGTGGAGATCTCACTTGCTCGGTTGAAGACAACATTACAGGTGAGACTGTCGCTCAATTCGAGAACTGTAAGACACAGGAACACTCGTTTGACATCACAGCACGTGGCTTGGTGTCCGAAAACATCACATTCGTGACGATTCGTCTTCGTGACGAATTCGAGCGCCCTGCTGGTGGCTAAGATGCCAAATCCAAAGAACATTCATACGTTCAACATCGATTTCACCAATGAAGACGATAATGAACGTTTGCAGGGTGTGTTTACTGTCAAGCGTCTGTCTGTTATGGACTTTGGTGCTGTCGGTGTGAAGAAAGCACAGCTGAGCGGCGGGATGTATTGTGTGAAGGATGAAAACGGTAATCCTACCGGTCAAGGCATAGACGAAGAAACTGACTGGATCAATGGTATGATTGCACACCTATCTGTGTGCATCGTACAGAAACCAGTGTGGTTTAAGTTGGAGGAAATCTCCAATCTGAAGTTGGTGCGTGCTGTATATGCGGAGGTGGCGAAGTTCGAAGCCAGCTTCAAAAGTAGACAACCAACAGCAGACAACGGATCTGACGGAGTACGCTCGCAAGACAGCGGCACTCAACATACGCAAACCGTCACTGGAAACACTCCTACGGCGGTGGTGGGTCAAAAAGTATCAGCTGCCCTGGACGCATGAGTTAGCTCAAGCGTCCACGATTCCTGATCTCCTCGTTGAATTCTACGAGGATTACTTCGCTGAGCATCCGGAGGAAGCCCGTCGTGTATTCGCAAAAGACGGTGAATTCTACTTCGAGGAAACAGGCGATGAGTTGATCGACAAGTGGGAGCGTGAACTTGCGCAAGGGCTGACGCCTGACCTTGAAGAAGGCATGTCTCCAAAAGAGAAGGAACGCCTCAAACAGGAGCGTGAGAAGCGGGGACCACGACAAAGAACTAGACCACTACATGACCCTAGAATGGCTAGCAAGTTCGTTAGACCAGGATCTGCGGATGAGCGTGCTTTGCTAGGGAAGAAAGTGCTTGGCAGTGGTCTGCAAGATGTAGGTGAGGACTGGACTGAATTGTTGTTAGGTCACAAAGGCTGACAATGGCTGAAGCCAAATTCCAGATCAAATGGACTAGTGACCTCAAGGATCTGCGAAAGTCGTTCGCGGAACTGGACAAGCTTACGAAGCGTCATGAGAAGGGACGAGCCAGTTTCCGTAAGCTTGACGAGCGTGCTCACAAAGACGAGATGAAGCGTGCTCGGGAGCTGTTCAAGCTCAAAGACCAAGAACGAAAGAAAGACGAGCAGCATCTCAAACAACAAACACAAGCACACACGCGCATGGCTGGCATTCAGTTGCGCAGCCAGCAGCTTACAAAGCGTAACCGTGCTGTAGAGCAAAAGAAAGAAAACGACCACAACAAACAGCAGACTAGCTTTCTCAAGAAGCTAGGTGGCTTCGGCCTGGGTGCTATAGGCTTTGGTGTAGGTGCTATTGGTGGGATTCTGATCGGAGCTGCGTTCAAGGGATACGAAACTTACCTAGGGCTGCAGAAGCAACTTGGGTCAAGTATCGGGCTTGGTTACAAGGGTGGGATCCTCGGCAATGCTTTCAAGTCTGGCGGTGCTCGCTACGGATACAACGTTGGTGATGTATCGGGATTCATGCCCCTTACAGCACGCGCCACAGGTCAATCCACGCCAGAGGCTGCGCGGGCTCTCATGGCTGCCACCAGAGCCACAGGCATGGAGGCAGGTGAAGTCGGTGATCTGTTCGGAGCCATTCGTCAAGGCGGTACTTCGTTCGCAAAGCAACAACAGACTATAGGCGGGAAAAAGCAAGTCTTCTCTCTCGGTGTACGTGAGTTCGAGAGAGTGCAAGCAGGTGCGCTCTTCTCTGGTTTGGAGAAGGCACGCTTTCCCGAGTTTGCGGAAGGTATCTCACAGCTCATTCGTAGAGCAGGTACTACTGCAGCTGGGATAGTAGACGCCACAGGCTATACAAAACTCGCTGCTCTGTTCGGGCGCGCAGGTGGTGAAGGCTTCAAGGGCCAACGCGGGCTGGCGAAGCTCGCGAAGTTTGAGCAAGGCGTGACTGCACCTGGTGGTGGCGACGAAGGACAAGCCATCATCATGCAGGCGCTAGGGTTCGGTCGGCCGGGCTCAGGTGTTGGGTTCTTCCAAGCCACGCGCAGACAGGAGAAAGGTTTACAGGACCAGAACACGTTCAGAGACGTGATGGAATACCTGAACCGCATGTCAGGTGGTAACCGCGATGAGCGTGCGTATCTAGGTAAGCAACTAGGTATTGCGTCGTCTATGCAAGACATGGACGCGCTTCAGAAGATCTACGAAGAGTCCAAAGACGGTACAGACATACAGAAGAAACTGCAAGAGGAGTTGGACAAGACCAAGCCGATCGAAGAGCAAGGCTTCATTGCGATGAAAGAAGCTCGCACTGACTTGGCACGTATTGCAGCCAAGTTCGACGAGTCTGCAGCTCTAGGCGCCAAGATCAAAGACATCATGGAATCTGTGGAAGACTTACAACGTGCGCTAGTACTTGCTGTGTTGGACTTGGCTAAGTGGATCAAAGAGCTGATCGGCGGCAAGGACTCACAGCGTAAGTTTGCTAACTTTTTGGGAATAGATGTTGAAAGGGAAGAGAAGAATGAGGCCTTGTCAAAGCGTATTCAAGCCGCTTGGCACAGAGGGATGAAAACACCTGTCGAAGGAGCTGGCGGGGCAGGCAGTACAGTCTCTGAAAGTTTACGGTTTTCGCAGCAACGAGACTTCATTGAGAAGAAGTTTGGAGCACAGATTGGTTCTGAGTTTTTCAAGTGGGGCTACAAGAATCCTCTTCCTGGACAGACAGCTTCGTTCCTAGACCCGACTAAAATGGATAAGTCACAATGGCCGCCGGAGCTTGTGCCTGCATTGACGGAACTGGTTAAAAATTCCAAAGAAATGGTCAACCATGCCGCAGATGCGAAAGCAACAAGGCACAAGCCAAGAACACAAGCACCCGCAGACCCTGGTGTGCCGATGCGTGTAAGCAGTTCCTCGGCACCCACTGCAGCTGGTCGTAAGGATTCCACAGGACACTGATGCCGATCAAGACTTCTGTTGCTGATGAGAAAACTGTACGCATGCGCACCCGTGTGCTTGTGCGTGTAGATTCTCATACAACAGGCACAGATGTCTCTCACGGACAAGCTATAGACCTGTCGCTAGATGTGATCAGCTTGTCGACTAGCAAGAACACAAAGGCGATGGGTAAGTTTCAGATGCAGCTGGTTCCGAGACGTGACTACAGTAATCTCGTGTTTCCAAATGATGTGGTTAACATCTACATAGACCCATGCGATGGCCAGCGTGGCTTGGTGCGCGTGATGATGGGCTATGTGGACCGGGTTGAACGCCAAGAGAGTGTGGATGAGAACGGCAACTCTACTACACGCTTTGTGATCATTGGGTCCGACTTCCAGAAGGCGATTGACAAGACCTTCATATACTTCAACAACTACATGCGTACGAATCTAGACGAGCGCTTTGTACGCACTAACTCAGGGACTAGTCGCCCTACTCAAACGAATTTCGCTGGCATTGCTATGCGCAATGCTGGAGTCACCATCACAGGTACGCCAGCTGACTTTGTTGAGAACTTCCTTCGCATTCTTCTCGGCTTTCAACAGCAATGGGTCCTGCCTGATAGCTATACACCCATGCGTTCCGATCTCCAGAATGTGCGTAAGCGTGCTGTTCAGCGTGCGAAAGCTCGGTTACCTACCAACGTGATTCAGCTGATCTCTACGCTTGGGTTCAATCCAAATGATCTAGAGAACAATGTGAGCGCCATCCTGCAGGAAGCCGCGTTGCAAGCGCAGCAGACTGACGCCGACGAGGACCTTGCTGCTATCGATGCCAAACGCCAAGCAGCTATTACACTTCGTGCGAATGCAGATTTGCTTGCGTTTCAGACGTTAGTACAAGCTGTGCAGGATCCGTCATTACCGATCGGTATACATGACTTGCTCAACTTGGATTTCATTGAATCCCTTACAGTAGATGGGTTCAATATGAGTCAAGGTGTGTGGTCTGCTGGCAACCAGACGCTCTCTCAGTTCTTGTATGGTCACTGCAATGAGATGGTCAATGAGCTGATCTTCGATCTTCGCCCTGTACAACAAGCAGGACTCGTGTCTGGTCCATACTCAATCGAGGCGGATGAGCTTGGAATCAACACTGACGGATTTGGCTCAATGCCAGCTACAGTACCTGCTGTGCAATACGTTCCAGCAGTGTTGTTTCGAGAGTATCCGTATTCTGTTGTAGAGCACTTGAACTTGGATGAGCTAGTCGTAGCTCCTGGTGGCCCTAACAGCACGGAAATCACTGCCGGTGATGTGTGGATGGGGCCAGTGTTTGCGGTCAATCCAAACACACCTGGGCGACACATTTACACATATCCTGAGATTCTGTCTCCGAGTCCTCCTGCGTACCTCAAAGACGCCGAGGCGACGAAGCATATAGACAGCATCACCATATACAACACAGATGTCAAAGAAGCTTCAGTAGGGCGTAGTGATGAAGACATTGTTAACGTCTTTCACCTGTTCGCTACGTCACCTGTACCTGTAGACGGCTATAGGGATCTGCTAAGCAATTTCAACCCTATCGTCAACCAAGTCAGCATATCTAGGCACGGGCTACGTTTGCGTGAGTTGTCCACAGAGTTTGCGAACTATGCAAACTCAACCAACGACGGTCAGCAAGGCAATCGTTTCCCGCGCAAGAATCTCATTCGGTGGACGATTCTCATGGACCATTGGTTTCTACACAACCAGGAGTTCCTCACAGGCAGTATCACTCTTCGTGGCATGCCTGAGATACGGGTTGGGTACCGGTTGGATTGGTTCGACAGGCATGAAAGCTACTACGTCGAGTCTGTACAACACCAGTGGGCGTATCCGGGCGCATTTACGACAACAGTCGAAGTGTCACGCGGACAGAGGAATGATCCGTTTCCAGCCTACATTCCACCTGTCTTTCTGAATGACCAAAACCTGACGTTACAGGTGTCCTCTGGTAACCGTAGCCGAGATGGGAGACTCGCACAGTACTTCACTGTGCAGGATACGCGGTCAACGATCGGAGCTACAACGCGCACAGATCCGACTAACGTCGGTGCACACAACCTCGTGGACGTAGAGTCGAACCTTGTGAAGAAGGGTGGCAAATCCATCACGGCGTACGTGGATAGTGAGGGTTCAAAGACGATCGTGCCTGAACAGATCAAGACTCCTGAAGAGGAGGCAAACGACTAATGCGTACGCGTTCAGGCACTATTTCGCAAGGCGCTTTGCGTTTCCAGGCAAGCGACTATGCCGACAAGCACATATACTATCCTGTGTTGGGTATTGTGCTGAATGTGTACGCGTCGGATGACGATCTCAACCGATCATCGAACGTTGCTTACGACGGACGAGGAACTCAAGTAGAAGCACGTGTGCTTGTCGTAAACGACGGTAGTGATAGCCCATGGATCTTGCCTAGCGTGGTGGTCACACCGAGGGGAAGCAGCGGATTCGATAACTTCTCCGAAGAGATTCCAAAAGGTGTCACAGGATCTATAGATGAGTCGCTTGTCAAGAGTTCTTTGCAAGATATTTCAGTTACGAAGTTAGATGGCGATTGGTGCGTTGTGTCGTTCATTGGAGGGTCCATCAACCAGCCATTCATGACTTGTTGGTGGCCTCATGCAGCTAACACACGTGACAACTTAACTAGTGGTGTCAACGGCAGTTTGAAGCAAGCACGTCGTCTTGTGCGGAGGTTTCAAGGTACGCGCATGGCAGTCACCTCAAGCGGTACCGTGCTCCTGGATACCAGTGAGGCAGACCAGCCGTTTCGTAACGGCCAGCGCGCTCCTAGTGCGTCTGGTGGCCATGTGCGTGTGACCGTCAAGGACAGCGCTCAGCTTGAGCTGAACTGGAATCCGGCAGTGCTGGGGGACCCTGACGAGCCGGACTTTTTGTGGCCACCTAACGCACAGCCAAATCAGCAGAGGGCGGTCGCCAACACCAAGATCATGGTGACCAAAGACTTGATCGATGCCTCTGCGGGAAAAGACGTCAAAGTCACAGCGCAGCAAGGAGACATGACGCTTACCGCCAAGAACAACGCAATCATCGCTGCGACGCAGACTTTGCTCGGGGCAGCTGACGCGGTGGAGGCGGTCATCAAAGGCACAGGTTGGGCGGCTGCGTCGGCGACGCTGTTGTCTGCTCTCGGCACATGGGTCACAGCGGTTGCTGCAGCTATTGCAGCGGCTCCTATTACGCCTCCATCACTGCAGGCTGCTGTTGCGAGCGCTACCCCAACTCTCAGTTCAGCAATCACATCGTTCAACCCTAACTCACACCTGAGTCAGGCTGTGAAGACGAAGTAATCATGGCTGACACACGCTCGCTTGCAGACCTACGCAACTGGCTGATTTCTTCACGATCAGACAGCGATGGATTGTATGCGCTGGCTGTGCTCAACAAGAAGTTCGCTACGTCAAGCCAAGCAACGCTACAGCAGGTGGCTACGCAGGAGTTCGTGTTCAAGGTCAACCCAAAGACGATTGACTTGGAAGAACCAGCTGCAGTCACAATCACCCCCACACAAGATGGCGGTCAGTTTGTTGAGCGTCAGGGGTCTATCTACAAGAATGTCAACATCACAGGTACTACTGGACTGCGCCCCAACAAAGCAGGTCCATTGATCATACCGATTGTTGGTGTTCCGCTTCCTAGCGCTCCTAATCCATTCAATCTGTTGTCTGATCCCAGGACGTTATTGCCGCGAGGTGAGTCAAGCGGATTCCAAGACTTCATTGACCTGCGTAATCTCTTCCGTGCGTACTTTGACGCTGTACAAGACCTGACTACGTCAGCGGACACCATAATGGTGTGGCAGAACGGCAAAGAAGGTGAGTTCTATCTCGTAGAGCCTATCTCGTTCAAAACTCGCAGAGAGTCATCGAGTCCGTTGACGTTTGCATACGATATTCAGCTGCGAACGATCAGCAAACTGTCATTCAGGTCAGAGCCTAAGACCGATGTCATGCTCACCCGGAACGCGTTGCAGACGTTCAATGGGCGTATGGCTCAAGCTGTACGAGAGTTGTCGGCTGCTCTGAATACATTCAATGCTATTGGTGACCGCATTACAGGTATAGCGCAAGCAACAATCAACAACATACTGATCCCTACGCGCACACTGCTCAATGCGCTGACTAGCGTTCCTACGTCTTCAACCTCTCGATTGTTGATTACGTCACCTAGAACGTCTCTCGTACAGCTGGCTATAAACAGCTTGTCTATGTATGAGTCGCTAGGCAACTTTACGACAGAAATGGATCTGTACCGTGAGCACGGCATTTCGAGTCAGTTGATCATTGCTAGGGAAGCTGCAAAACGCATCCAACGCGCTGTTTCACGTGTCGTAGCGGAAGATAGCTTGTTCTCACAGCCACTATCACAAAAGCTAAACACACGCTCCTCTGCGTACCGCAACACAGACAACAACAGCCGACCTCCATACACTGGAGGCAGTCCGACTGACTTACAGAACGTATCGGCCGGCAACGCTACAGTGAACGCAACCATAATGGGGAGTGAGAATATATTCACAGCTGCACAGCGTTTGCTGGGTGATAAGGCACGGTGGAAAGAGCTTGTCATAACCAACGATCTGAAACCCCCTTACATAGACCCTACAGGAGATGGATCCTCTGTTCTTAGGCCAGGTGACACTATCCTTGTACCGGTCACAGGTGGAAGCGCGCCACTTTCTGGTGTGGCGGTGTCAAAGCAACCTGAAGACGACTTTGTAGCTCGTCTGGGTCGTGATCTCTTGCTCATCGCTAATTCCGTCGGTGGTGCACAATCAGTGTTCGACATCGCACGCAATCAGCGCGGTGACGTAGATCGGATTGAAGGCGTGCCGAACATGGAGCAAGCCATAGAAATCAAGTTTTCGACTGAACAGAACACACTTCCTACGCACCCGGAGTTCGGTCTTCAGTACCCACTCGGTACAAAGGCATTGATTCGTAGCATTGTTGGTTTCCAGTTGAATGCGCGCACAAGCCTTTTAGCCGACACACGCATTGGTAGTGTGGAGAATCTGTCATTCCACGTAGATGGAAATGTGTTCACTACTACAGCTGATCTTGTTTTGGCAGGAATGGACCAGACTGTCAGCATATCCTTTGATGCAAGGCGATAACCATGTCGTTCACTCCACGCACGTTTGAAGAAATCCGTGATGACGCAATTGCATACGTGCGTATGCAGACAGACTTGACTGACTTCGAGGTAGGATCAGTCATTCGAACCATCATTGAAGCGGCTGCGCTAGAAGACGATGAGCAGTACTTCCAGATGGTGCAACTGCTTGACGCCTTCAGACTGTCATCATCGACTGGACAGGATCTTGATGATCGTGTCGCTGACTTCAACATAGTGAGACTGCAGCCTCAGTCTGCCACTGGATACATTGTCATTCAGAATGGTAACCTTGTCACTTCTACGCTGTCATTCAACACGATTCCTGGCGCGACGACAGTGTTGGTAGGAAACTCTACTAAGTTTCCTACGTCTGGATTCCCTGTGAATGTGAGGATTGGTGAAGGTACCACGTTGGTTGAAGACAACACCATCACAGGCAACAACACCACGACAGGACAATTGACTTTTGGATCAGCTCTCAATAATAGCCACAGCGTCGGTGACAGAGTGTCCGTTGTGTCAGGCACAAACATTCAACTTGTGCCAGGCATACGTGGACAGGTTCCTGCAACATCTACTAGTCCTGCTGTTGTGTTTGTGTCTGTAGATACAGGCACACTGGTAGCAGGTAATCTCAGTTCTACGCCAATCAAAGTACGGGCAGAGATCCCTGGTACGGCCGGGAATGTTGGTACGGCGCAAATAACGCAATTCGTATCTAGCCCTCCGTTCGATGGCGCGGCACTGACTAATCAGTCAAACACTTCAGGTGGTCGTGACATTGAGAGTGATGACGAGCTGAGAGACCGTGCATTTGCTTCCATTCAGTCTTTGTCCCGCGGTACAGTATTGACACTGCAACAGGGTGTTTTGGGGGTAGAGGATCCTGTTACCAGTCAACGCGTGACCACGTCCAACGTACTCGAGTCGTTCGTAACGAATGAGGTAACTGTATACGTGGATGACGGTACAGGCTTCACGCCGGATGAGGTTGAGCTTGCACGTACGTTTTTGCACACAAACATAGGCATAGCAGCATCGAGCGTTGTGCTCGATGACGTGTCGAACTACCCGTCGCAGGGTGTACTGATCATTGAACCTAGTGACTTGTCCAAGATGGAGATCATAGCATTCACAGCAGTGAACTACGCTACCAATACGGTGACGTTGGCGACTATTACCGCCCATGCACACATAGCTGGTGTTGAGGTATCTGTTGTTGACCAACTGACATCTAATGCCGAGTCGGGTGAGTCGTTTTTCGACTTGAGCAAATCTCCTGTCGTGCGTGCTTCGTTCCGGTTGTGGGTCAAGCCGCCTTCACAGAATCCTCAACTGATGACAGAAGACACCGACTATTTCCTCAACAGAGGAGTAGGTCAGATTGAGTTCATAGGCTCCGGTGTCGCAGCTGGCTCAGCTGTGATTGCGAGCTACTCATACTATACAGGTTTGATTGCTCAAGTTCAGAAGGTCATCAACGGAGATCCGACTGATCCCACTAATTATCCCGGGCTTCGCGCCGGTGGCGTGAGAGTCATAGCAGATACTCCAGTCATACGAAGAGTGAGTGTGCGTTTGGCAATATCAGCGAAGCATGGTTTTCAGGAGCAAGACCTCGTTCCATCTGTTCGTGAGACTGTGGAGGCCTACATCAATGGACTTGGTATAGGCGCGGATGTGGTACTGGCTGAGATCATTCGCAGAGTCATGTCAGTCACTGGTGTAGCAGATGTGGTTGTATCGTTGCCTACGTCAAATGTTGTCGTGCTTGAGAATGAATTGCCTAGACCTATCGATGCTGCAGGTACTTCATTGGTGAGCGTCAACTGATGGCTTGTAGAGAGAAAGAACAGAGCGCGATTCAAGAGGTACGCGATCAGCTGTTTCTGGACACAGCTGATGACGTCCGTCTGAACGTTGTCACATCCAACCTCGGTCTTGACAGACCGTTGGCGGGCATAGATGACGATGAATGGCGCGCGCTCGCGAAGAGCGTAATGCTTGACTTCAAGCAGGTGCGTAACGTGTTCTTCAAGCTGCTTGAGGTGTGTTTAGGTCCACAACACACACGTACAGCATTCCTTGCTGAAGACGCTGCGATTAGTGACCCGTACATACAGGTGCTGTCGTCACAAGACTTGGTTCAAGTTGGTCGTATAGTCATTGATCCTGGTCTCGCGTCAGAAGAAACAGTGGATTTCTGCTATCGCGACTTAGTGAATGGCAAGGTGTTTCTCAGCACTACCCTAACCAAAGCACATCCTGTTGTAGTTGAGGTGTCATCGTACGTAGTCAACAATACACCAGCAGGCTCACACACATTGGTGCTGAAGTCTACAGATGCGTTTCCAACCAGTGGGCAATTTGCAATCATTGTAGACAAAGGTCTTTCTACAGAAGAGTTGCTGGTTGTTTCGGGCAACAACACAAGCACAGACACACTTACGCTGATTGGCAACACCACGCAGGCACATACTGGTCCTACACCGAAAGATTTCTTGGTTCGCCCACTGTTCGTCAGTGTAGCTGCTGGAGCCACGTTCTTTCAGTTCGACGAGGATGCAACAAGATCATTTCCTAACACGGGCTTTGTGCGGATCAACACTGGTGGTGGGACAGCGGAAGTCGTAGAGTTCACGGCCAATGATGTTGTCAACAATGTACTTACATTGCGTACACCACTGGCTCACGCGCACGTGGGTGGCGGCACAACTCCTGAGTACGTAGAGCTAGTAACGCCAGGAGCCGTCGTCAGCACTGTGCAAGTGGTTCAGTTTGGTGTGCCGTGGGAGTTGTATGAGACAGAGCCACAGAAGGTAAAGATTTGCTTCGATCAGAACACTGTCAGTCTGCGTCTAACTGATGCCTCATTCCTACATGCTGCATCTCCGAGCGCGTTCAACACGACACTCACAGCGCCTGTATCTGCTGTTGATACGGTTTTGCATGTCGTAACCACGTCAGGCTTGCGGTACCCCACAGGAGCCATCCTAGTAGCTGGTACAACATATTTGCAGTACTCCGCGTTCAACGCTACTTCTATCACACTGACGTACGCAGCAGGAACTACATTCAACATTGGTGATGTAGTCTTAGCTGCGTCGCAAAATTACTCTGGTACGGATCTGGAAGAGGGCAATCTAAGGACAAGCTCTGGAGACGTCAACCCTAGACCGGAGTGGTCGGGTCCGTATCTGTATGATGAGTTCAGAAACGCACCATCACTGTTGCGTACTACGTTTTCGCGCATAGGTAGTAATCCGGTAGCCATTCCAAATCCCACGTCTGTTGCATTCACACAGACACTCGGTTGTACGTGTCTGGAAGTGCGGAATGCGTTTGATTGGCCTACACCCGTTGCTCCGTATGTCGTGCGCATAGGGCGCGACACAGGATACCAGGAAGACAATCACCTAACAGCGATTCATCTTGCGCGAAACGGAAAGACAACGCTGTCGGTTGGTGCTTTGATCGGAGACACCACGCTGACCTGCATGGATACGACAGGGCTTCCTGTTTCCTCCGACGGTTCTCATCCTGCGAGGTACCGGATCGTTGTCAGCAGAGGCCTGCCGCAGGAGGAAGTGTTGTTTGTAGATCAAAACAACAACATGGCCCCAGGCACACTGACCTTACAGTTTGCAGTCACTGCACCTCACAGCATCGGCGCGACAGTAGAACTGCTGAATGACGTGATGACTTTTGATACGTTGACATTGACCCATTTTGGTGATCGATACACTCCTACGCGTGTAGGACACCCTGTGGAAATCCTTGTAACGCAACTGGTAGTCAACCCAGGTTCTGCGACCGTGTTTCCATCGTCTGGGACACTATGGCTGAACTTTGGTGCAAACAGATTGACGATACGACGTCGTATTACTGGTATACCATCATCTTCACAGTTGACGTTTGCTGATAGTTCGGATTTTCCTCTCAGCTTTCCTTATCCAATTCTGATTGGGCAAGGCCTTCCTACTCAAGAATGGGCGTTGGTCAGTGCTAACAACACTGTTACTGACACCTTAACACTCACTGCGCCGATGGCTGGAACCTTTAGCGTTGGTGACTATATTGAGTTCTATGCTGGTGTTCCAACTACAGTTGACTATAAGAGCCGCGATGCGGGTACGTTTACACTAGATGAGCCCAGCGTGTTTCTCAATGGGTACACAGTTGGTGAATCAGTGATCTGGAGCCCTGGATCTAGTGTCCCGTCCGCCGATGGGTTCGATTATCCCCTTCGAATGCCACCGTCACCTGTGTCTTGTGTGGCGAGTTTGGTGGACCTGGTCCGCGCTGCTGGCGTAGAAGTACAGTTACTCAAGACTTGCTTGCGTCCGTGAAAGGAGTTCTGCCGTGCCAAAGAGAATGAACACGCTGCCTAATGAGCGTCTTGACATTGACGATTTTGAGCAACAGACAACAGGGCTGTCGCGCGGCGGACAGAAGCAAGAGCTGCAGGATTTCATCCTCAACAACATGCCAGCTGTCATAGCTGGATTTCGTGTGGCAATCGCAAACCAAGTCACCAGTGCACGTCTGTTGACTATTCACAATGGTGTGGCATTTGACCGCTCCGGTCAGTTGGTCACAAACGAAGACGATCTAGACGCCCAACGCTCTATTACACTGCCTAACAGCGCCGCCACATACTCTCTAGAAGTGGTGTTCGTAGAGTCAGCGTCAGACACAGATGCTCGTGGGTTCTGGGATCCGTCTTTCGATAACGGATCAGATCCTTCTGGTGACCAGCGTCCTAAGGGACGCGAGTTTGTGGAACCTGTAGCGACGCGGCTTACGCCTGATTGGCAGATCGTTTCCCCTGTGTCGACAACAGGGTTTGAGGTTGACTCGAATCCTAACAGCACAAAGATTCCAGTAGCTAACGTAACAGTGTTTGGTGGAGTAATCACAGGCATAGCAGCTGCTGCTAGGACGGACGTCCTTCGTGCGGTTGTTGGTCCTGGAATCGCGCAGCTCAAGCTGTTGGATACGAGAGACATGCCAGACACTGGGTCTGTGCAACTCGATCCGGCTAATTCGGGTGAGACACTGGCTATCACATCCAATGATCGTGCAAACAACATACTAAATGTCAGCACACCTCCAGTCAGTACGTACGCTGCGGGCACACGTGTGATCATTGTGGGTGTGTCTCCGTCATTGTTCATTCCATATGGAGATGCGTCTGACAAACGTCCGCGATTCTTCCAAGCGGACTCAGACGCTGGGTACTACATCGGTCTCGATCCCACACAGACTGGCGATGCGCGCTCAGACGTCAACATCACGTCACTCAAACGTGAGGTGGATTGGCTGTCTGCCCAGCTACGAGAATTGAAGTTCGGCGCAGCTCGCAGTACCGCAATAGGCAACAACTCGCCGCCGGTTGGTGACGCCAATCCAGCGCTCGCTACCTCATTTGCTAGGGCAAACCGTTACTACGATCCAGCCGGTGGCGTGCTGCCGTCACGCCTTCCCACGGTAACTGTGGGTACCGGACGTGAAAGCTGGGGTGATTTCAACTCTCAACAGCTCGGCTCTGACGATGCGGCTTTGACTGCTGCTGTCAATTTCATTGTCTCCCGCGGCGGAGGTTCGTTGTTGGTCAAGAAAGGTAACTATACGCTCACTGCTCCGTTACCGTTTCTTGCAGCTAACTGCGTGATCATGGGTGAGGGCGCTGGAAACACAACAATCAACAGTCCTACGACTGTTTTCATCGGTGACTCTGACTATACGTTTGATAGTATCGCGATTTCACTGACTACCGTACACACTGACTCTTCTGTTATCCAGAGTCAGTCAGCCTCTTTGTGCTTCCGTAACTGCATCATCGACGGCGTTACAGGTAACGTGTTTAGTGGTTGTGCTATTAACACTCAGTTCAACGGTCGTGTTAATGGCTGGAACGCTTCTGTTGAGCTGTACAAGTTCATTAGCTGCAAGTTTGCGTCACGATCCACTAGTGCTACCGATGCTGCTTGCCACATTACCGGCGGTAACTCATTCAGTTTCTCTGCGTGTACGTTCACAACACAAGCTCCCTTACTGTACGCGTGCATTCTAGAGAACTGCACGAATTTCACAGCAGACAGCTGTGGCTTCTTTGGTGAAGTCACATTAGGCAGTCTACAATTGACTGGAAGCAGTAATGGCACGTTCCTGAATAGTGAGATGCAGGTAGGTGACAACCAAATAGAGTTGTCTGACTGCACGGATGTGGAGTTTGACAAGCTGTTTAGCGCTGGTCTGTCGGTTGCTCCTGGAACAAACCAGACATTCGTGAATGCCACTGACTGCACACGCGTATCGTTTGTCAACTGCGCTATCACGCAAAGCGGTAACAATGATTCGCATACGCAACTTGCGATGAGTTTCGTGTCTCCGGTAGACTGTGTTGTACGCGGTTGTCTGTTTACCAACTTCGACGAAGGTATACGGCTCGGTGCCTGCTCTGGTTGTGTGATTGAGCACAACACGTTTGATGGCACAGGCAATGGTCGCACGGCGATTACATTTGTCGGCAACACGTCAGCCATCAATGTCGAGAACTCTGTATTCACTCACAACAAGTTCATCAACTATAAAGGTGATCGTGGTCTGATAGCTGGGTTTGACATTGTCAATGAGACTGACACCGTTGCAATCATCGACTGTGTTTTCAGTGACAATATTTTCAGCGGTATGGGAAAGCTCGGTGGTGCAAGCAGCGATGTGTTTGGGTTCCGTTTCTTGGACGCGTCCACAGTTCGCGACACCATCATTGCTCGAAACATATTTGAACTGATCACAGCGCCAAACATTGTACTTCCTGTGTCTGTACGTAATGGGAACGACATCCAGATTATTGACAACAACTTCGCGTTCATAGCATTCAACGGAGGCACGCAGACATACTACGGTGCCATCCGTACAGAGGACTGCGACGGCGTAGTTATCAGTAACAACGTAATTGACAACGTAGGCGTCAGCGGTACTGCAGCTCTCAACAGAGGAGCCATACTAGTCACACGATCTCCAACCAACACTACTGTAAATCACAACAGCTTGACCATTACAGGCAACATAATCAGGACAGTAAAGAACAGTACAGGTGCTGCGATCATGGTCACTGATGTAGGTAAGTTCACCTGCATCAACAACAACTCAATTGCTCTAGCACCGGATACCTTCACTGGTATCGCTATATTTGACTTCGATACAGGCACCGACACACCTGAAGTCACAGACGTGACCATCAATGGCAATACGATTGACTGTGGTGGGTCAGCTACAAGTACAGGTATCTGGACTCAATGGAACAGAAACATCACGTACGGTGGTGGTCGCGTAGCCATTACTGGTAATGTGATCTCTAACTACACTGTACGCGGCATTTTTGTTAGTGGTCTTGGAGTCACGTTCCGTGTGCCTGCATGTACGATCTCTGGCAATAGCTGTTTCGCCAGCGGAGCTGCAATTGGTATATGGGCGTTTGCTGCCATTGCATGCTCGATCACAGGCAATGCTGTTGTCCTGTCTGGTACAGGTGTACAAAACGGTATACTGATTACCAATTGTCTGAGATTCGCTTTGAGTGGAAACAGTGTGTGGATCGCATCTGATACTGTAGGCGCCAACTGCATAGATGTCAGTCAGTCACAGAGTTTTTCTGGAGCTGTCACAGGAAACATGTGCAGTTTCGGTTCCACTACAAACTCACTGTCATCCGATGGTATTGTACTGCCCACTGTGGATGCTAATATCTACTGCGTGGGTAACGTGTGTGCATCCAACGTACCAGTAGGTACCTCGAGCCCTGCAGGCGTTGCCATTAGAAAGCTTGGGTCTGCTGCTGCCACGGAATGGACGCGGGCTTACTCTCTGACAGAGAGTACTTCCGCTGGTGCTCCTTCCACTCCCGCTACAGGCTCACTAGGTGCTCTTGCAGCTGACATAGGCTTGAATATCCGAAAGATCTGAGGAGTTGAGTCATGTCGAATTTCGTATACGACAACACAAGTCTGGCTTACCCAAAGACCAATCTCTTCCCACTGGGAGGAGCCGACCACAACAAGTACATTATAGACACTGATTGGAACAGTGCCATGCAAGCCAGTGTTGACTTGCGTGGTGCTATTGTTAACGGCAAGTTCTTTGGTTTCTCACCTCAATCGTCTGATCCGGATCCTGCTGGATTTACTACGTCATGGATCTGGGTTCGTAACAGCGACGGTCAACTGATTCACGTGCGTCCAGATGGGTCTAGCCGGTCACTTGCAGACAAGGACTCAGATTTTCTGCCGGATGTGGACAATGTATACCGCATCGGTAACTCGTCATTTCGTTGGATCAGCGCCGCGATCAGTACGATCGTATCTCAAGTAGTCAGCGTAACCAACGCTACAACGACAAACTACATTGAACTAGGCTCAGGTGATACGGTCGGCGTATCGAATGCCAACCAAGGACGCATCCGCTACAACACAGGAACACAGATATTTGAGGTATCCGTCAACGGTGGTGCGTACGCTCCTCTATCTGGCGGCGGTGGTGGCACAACCTATCCGGAACTGGCGGCATGGAGTACCTCTACGGTCCGCCACATATTGGTGAGTGACACACAGGGCAATGACGCAAATCCTGGATTCATTGATGCGGCTCCTAATACAAATCTGACTGCTTCTGTCGCTACGATTGCCGTAAAGACCATTGCGCGTGCGATGCAGGTTATCGCGACCGTGGGTCTTGGTCGCCACATAGAAGTCATTGTTGAAGCTGCCACGTACTCGTCGGCTGATGTTGTTCTGTCGCTGAATTCATTTGCTTCGTTTCTGTGGCGTGGAACGCGCACAGTAAGTTCTGCCGGGTGCACAGCTTTCGACGGCAGCACAGCTGATCACAAGTCATGCGGTGGTACGATCGCAGCAGGAACCAACTCAGCTGGATACAAGGCGACATTCTCTAGTAAGACTGTGTCAGGTGCTACTGCTGCTAACCCAATCGTCATCACAAGTGTAGCGCATGGGTTCGCTACAGGAGATTGGGTGTTGATTGATGGTGTTGGCGGTGTATATGCAGCCAATGGCTACCACAAGATTACAGTCGTAGACTCAAACAACTTTCAGCTCAACAACTCCATTGGTGCAGGATCGCTGGCGTTCAACTCAGCCAGCGCCGGTACAGCTAAGCGCTGGAAGATTGTCAAGGCAGACAACACTGCTCCTGGATTCACAGATGAGGAAACATCCAAAACGCTGCATGGACTCCGTATGCGGTTTGACTCCTCATCTGGCATACCCAACACAATCAGCAATATCATTGCGTTAGGTGTCGATACCATAATTCCATCTACTGAACTGACTGGTTTGTCAAGTTCAGATGTGTTCTATATAGAGAGTCCGGGTGTATCCCTTGCACGTATCGGACTCAGCGGTCCAGCTGCTTCTAACTTCGTCGGGTTTGCAGATGGCTCGACACACACGTCTGCGTTGCGCGGCAGTATTAGACTGACTGGCTTCACCTGCACTACTCTCAACGTAGAAGGAATCGATTCTGCAGTATTGGCATTCGTTCAGGCTGGTAATTCGTTTTTGTCAACATCGTGTAGTTCTTTGACGCTAGCCAGTAGCTACGCAGATTCCTCGGCTCCTACAGGAACGTCGGTTTCAGTAGGTGGTTGCCGCTTTTTGGGTTTCCTAACTTTTGCGCACACATCAAGACTGTCGCTCAACGTTGTTTCACATCTCCCTACCACAGGCACTTCGTGTGACATTACACACTGCTATGGTGACATAATCTCAGGTTGTGTCTTCAATGCTGGCTTGCGCTTGATCGGCTGTGGAGGTACTGGTGCGTCTGGAGACATTCAGTATACGTCTAATGGAGCATTTTTGATCGGATCAGCGAACAATGCTCCTGGAAACACTTTTCATTCAAACCGCATCACAGGTCTTCCGTCACAGTCTTCTGGAACAGCTATAGCTACGTCTGGTCTGACCATCGCATATAGTTCAGTGATCCTCAACGGTCTTGATGTCATACACGGGTCTTTAAACACACAGACACCTGCCGTAGCTATCACTGGAAATGGGTGCTCCGTCACTGCAATGCAAGTGACAGGTAGCAACGGAAACCAGTATGGTATTGGCTTTGTTACTGGCGTTGACCTAGGAACCTCTAGTTTCCAGACTCCATCACGCAACAATAGACTGCACCTGCAGTCATCACTATCCTCTGCAGGTGATTACAGTGTCTGTTCAGTGCGCGGTGCGGTTGGAGACATTGAGTTTGGTAATGACCTGGGTTTCAATGCTTCCGGGTTTCCGTACTCAGAGTTCAATCTCGCGGCAGTAGGACGTGTAGAGGATGCTTACGGTAACGCTGTCACTACATACGGTGCAGCAGTGTCGCTCGCTGCGGGGACTGTAACTGGAGGCAGTGCGGCTCTGAACAACACACAGATGTACGCTAATGATCCATCATCTCCTGCTGCGTTGTCTGCGTATCGCATTGTTCGTGGTACACAACGTGCTGATAGTCGTAAGCGTCGTGTAGTTCTTGCGCAAGCGGATACGGCAGGACACGCGACGGGGATTGTTGGCGTGACAGTCACGTCTACACCAACACAAGCTGCCGCTATTGTCAGCTGTGTTGGAACTCCTGTCTGGGTGAAATTCGATCGCTCAGGAGCACACCCCGCTCCGACAGTGACTGAACCTCCTGTCATTGCTTACCTGTCACAGGACACTGCTGGTTTAGCTCAAGCTGATGCGCCTAACGTAGCACTTCAGGTTGTACCACTCGGGCCTATAGTCGCTATCCACCCAGCAGATGGCAATACGGCGCTTGTACATCTTACGCTTGGCGCCACGGCAGTGGCTTCTGGTACTGCTGTAGACCTAGATTCGTTCGCGCGTAACGAGTCGTATGCATCGTTGTTTACAGATGGGACAACGACATATGACCGTGACTGGAACGCGGACCCTCGCCCCATTGCAGGATTGACTAAGGCCGGCAAGCTTACGCTGTCGTTGGGTACGCTTAACATCACAGTCGGTCCAGGAGCTGGCTACGCTGCAATCGGCGCTTCTGACTTCAAGGCATTTTCCTGGCCTAGCACACCCAAAACACTGACGGCGACAAGTGGCAATCCCAGAATTGATCTGATCTTAGCGAACAACGCTACTGAACCAGCCACGATTGACTACTTGACAGGCACAGCCGGAGCAACACCACAACCACCTGCTGTTCCCGCAGGTAAGACAGCTTTGTTTGAGATCTATGTGCCGCCATCGACATCAACTGTAGATGGTATGTTTTTCTACCGTCGATTGAATCGGCGAGTGTCGTTTCCGTTGTCCCAGATGTGGGGAGTTTTGCAGGGATGTAATCCAAACTGGTCGGCTGCTACGCTCACACAGAGTGCAACCTGGAGTCCACGAAGCGAGATTAACTCTGTCATAATTGATGGAGAAGTATTGCAAGGTAACGGAATCCTGCGTGCTGAAGATGATTCTATCCATCCGCCCACCAACACCTCTGGAATTTTGTTGAAGCCATTCTATATCTATGCGTGTGGTGGTAGGCACAATCCATTGTCAGGTGACGGCAATATCTCAGGTTCATATGTGACTGACCCTGCAGCCATTGCTGTTGTATTCAGTACCACTACACCTGATATGAATTTGGGCTGTGCGAGTGCCGCTCTAAACATTGCATCATTCGGTGCACGAGGAGCAATCAACCGGATGGGCTGTACATACATCGGTATAGGTTACACACGTAACGATAGCGGTACGACTCGTAAGGTACATGTCGCGTACCAAGGTGATTGGGTTTACGGCTGCGGTGAACCATTGAACGGCACAAATGGTCTCACCTTTAGCGATGGAAACACGCTAGATTTGACTCTACAAAACCCTCCTGCGCCGTCTTCAGCCGTACTCGCCATTCCTCAGTTTGACCAAACTATGGGAAATGTGAATGAGGTTTGTCACCTAGAGTTGCAGCCCGAGAATGGACTGACGGTTGGATATAGTAACGCCGGTCCTGCCCAAGGTACAATCATACGTTTGTCTGGAACAGGAAACATAATTTCAGTGGCAGCAGGAATCATACCTATTGCCTCTAACGCCGGGGCCAAGATCAGAGCAGCTGCTAGCTTTGATTCAGGCGGATCTGAACTAGCCCATGCTAATGCTGTTGCGTACAACATGAACGTTCCAAGACTAACTTTGGCTGGTCAGATGGGACCATCGTTATTCACATGATAACGGCAGTCACAATTACTACGTGTGCACGTCCGGGAGGTGTCTCATACCTGCGTGAGACCGCTGAGGCGTTGTTACGTGAGGGAGCAGATCACTGTACGTACAAGGCGGTGATAGTTGACGGTGTGCTAGACGATAAGCCCCGTGGTTGGACTACCGTATCGCATGTGCTTGTGTGTAGCGTGCGCGCAGTCATGTGGCGTGCGTTTCGTTACGCAAAACAACGTGACGTAGACATGTTGCTGTACTGTGAAGACGACATTACTCCCTGTCGTAATGCTGTACGCCACATACTACAAACACGCGTCCCAGAAGATTGTGCGTTTGTAGACTTTCACGACATGGTTGAACTGCGAAGTGGTGCCTCAAGAGGTTTGCATGTCCGTAGGTTCGATGGACTGTTGCGTCACAAATATATTGGCAATCAGTGCATGATGTTTCCACGCAGGACGATTGACTGGCTCGTGCAGCGTGATCCTGTGTATGATTACGCTCCTGTCCACCATGCCGATGCTGCGCTTGGAAAGCTTTTGGAGGCCTCTCCATGGCCTCAGTACGGGATCTGTGTTCCTGCTCTCGTCAGACACATCGGTGAGGTATCCGCCGCTCACCCAGAGCTTTCATTACGTGGATCAGTAGCTAGACTTCCTACTAATTACTATGGTGATGACTTCGACCCGTTAGCAACAGAGGAGAGAGTGTATGCGCCACATCAAGGTACCGTTTCCGATCACGCTACATAACCCACATACAATGAAAGTTCTGCGAAAAGACGATGGAACACCGGAAGAGGTGGTTTCTTTTCGTAGTTTCATCAACAACTTGTTGACTAACCCGAAATGGGTAGAGACGTACACCAATCTCAAGGCCGCGTCAGTCATTTCTACAGCTGTGAATGCATTGTTTGACGGTGAAGAGCTGGTACTGCCTGAAGATGCGTGGAGAATGCTGTCGGAAGCGGCTATGTTTCCAAAGCAGATCATAGTCACGCCGAATGGACCTGTTGTTGTGGTCGGATTCGGTTTTCATCCGCAAGTGAGTGTGCAGCTTATTCCTATGTTGGACGCCATTTTCAACGCCACACTAGTCCCTGATCCGCAAGAGGCTACGCCTCCTCCTCCTCCTCCTGCTTCATTGCAGTAATTGAACGCATAAGCAGTACTTGTTGCTTTTGGTGCACCTTCGGTAGGTTCTCAGTCTGAGAGGTATGTGACATGTCCAACTTCGTGTACGACAACACGTCGCTGGTCTTTCCGAAGACCAATCTCTTCACTGTCCCGCCCGGAGGCGACCCAGGCCAGTATCTGGCTGCGGGTGACTGGAATACGGCAATGCAAGCGCTGTTGGATGTGCGCGGTGGCTTGCTCAACGCCCAGTATTTTGGATTCGCGGTCGGTGATTCTGTAGGTCTATCAACAGCAGGCACTGCGCGACTTCGTTTCAACAGTGGCAACTTCCTAGAAGCCTCCGTGAACGGAGGCGCATACGCGCCTATCACGCCGCCAAGCACTGGCGATAACGCTACGTGGTCCCTCAGCGTGTGCCGCTACTATCTGATTGACTATGACGGCGGCAACGACGGAAACGTTGGTTATGTTGATGCTGCTCCTGGATCAACGATTACACCCACTGGCAAGGCGCTCAAGACCATTGAGCGCTTCCACCAAATCTTTCCTAAAGTCGGGTCTGGACGTATGGTTGCGGTCTTGGTCAAACCACGATCTGGTGGAGCGACTTATAAGAAGCAAGATGGCGTAACTGATGATGGGTTCAATTTCACAGGAGTTAATGGTTACGCAGTCATACTGCGCCGCGGAAGCACAGACCTTACAAACTCAGCTTCAGATCGTATCTCTCTAGGCGCGATCATAGCCTCAACGGGTCCAAACGGTGATTCATCTTGGACGGTGGGGTCAGGCAGCACCTCGAGTATTACGATAAATGCTGGTACCCTCCCAACTACGGATAGTTTGGTGGGCTACCGCATTCGCTTCACACCCACCACCACGACTACAGCGCTACGTAATGTATGCGGATTCATCAACGCACAGACGTCGGGGGTAGGAACAATAACCATAGGCGGTAACCTAGGAACCTCGCCCGTCAATGGTGACACGTTCTGGATAGAACGCCCGGGAGTGAGAATCGCCTCCTTCAAGGAGGCAGACAGCGCCACCGCATGGCCTTTGGCTCAATTCACTGCATACGCACCAACCAACGCTAACGACCTTTTGCGGACACTCAGCACAGTGGGGTTTGCCGGCACAAGTTCGTCAATGACGTTTACCATAGGAGCGAGCGCCCAAGCCACGTATTCGTTCGTCGAAGTTATCAACGGCTCCGCAACGTCTGTTGTTGGCAACGGTGGTGCTCTAGGAACTGTTTGGATTCAAGATTTCTATCAAGATGAGACTGGAGCGGTGGTAGTAACTGGTGCTGGACTTCGATCAGCAGGACGCGTCGGAATCAAGACGCTTGGAGCGTTTGTAGCCTACTCCTCCGCATTCTTATGGGCGCCAGGAGGTGACGTCAGTCTGATTACTCAGGCAGCGAGTATCGGAGTCGGTGGCAAAGGGTCTTATTTCGCTGGTGGAGTCCGCCTCGTGGGCGGCGCGGCCAAGGTCGAGGGGGGTGCTTCCACCTTTGGCTATTTGGATTTCCTCGGGGCCGGGTCAGTGGAGCGCCGTACCAGGTTGATCGGAAACCTGGCAGTCAACATGAATGAGGTGTCCATCTACGGCGTAAACATCACCGGCGCCGGGTCCTCCGCCGCAATTGCGCTGGGGGCTAGTTCGTACATAGGTAACAACCAGTTTATGCGTGTGGCTATCGACGATGTTGTCGGATCAAGCGGCAACACTCGTTGTGGTATAGACACTACCGCCGTCTACAACTGCACTCTGCGTCTCGGTACACAAGTCGCCAACACTGTCACTGGGTCACTAGGCGACATCATCATAGCGGACAGCGTAGTTCTGTCGCACAGCTACTTCACGAAATACACACGCGCCGATGCACAGGGCAATCAGTTTGTAGGAACTGGAAAGTCATTTGCATCTGCCGCTGATTGGGATCCAAGCCTAGTTCGGTACTACTTTGTAGACTACGATGGCGGTGGGGATGGGAACATTGGGTACGTTGATGCGACTGCAGGAGCCACGGTAACGACTACCGGATCACTCAAGACTCTTGAGCGCTTGTTCCAGATCTTGCCTCGACATGGCAACGGACGTAAATGTGTGATTCTAATCAAGCCGCGATCAGGAGGCGCTACATACAAGAAACAGGACACCATTACAGATGATGATCTTGATTTCACTGGGGTAACAGGATACGCCTCTGGATTCCCCTTTGTACGTGGTTCCGACCTTACCAACAGTGCTACAGATAAGATTGTCTTAGGAGCACGAATTGCGATTGCTGGCCCTGGCGCTGGAAGCAGTTTTGCCGTCGATACGGCTACCACATCCGGTGTGACAATCGCTTCCGGCTCGTTTGGTTCGACAGACACAGCAGTAGGTTTCCGCCTGCGTCTAGGAACCACTGAAGGCGACCACATCGTTGCCAACACTTCTACTTCGCTCACGGTGAGTCCGAACATGAGCGGAACTCCTAACCACGGCGACACGATCTACGTTGACCGTCCAGGTGTTCTTGTCTCAACAGTGACACTTCCAGCAAACCAGCTAATGACTATAGCTGGTATCGGATTCACATCCACATCTGTTGGTGCATTACGCGCTCTTGGTCAAGCTAGAATCCACTTCTGTGAGGGAATCGGCTCTACTACCAATGCCACGTTTGTAGCTGGATCATCCGGCACCAATGGTGGGGCGAGCGAGGCAGGCAGCCTCGTTATGGGCCGTAATTACACGGATGAGACTGGAACGGATCTCACGCGAGTCGGGCCTACCCTTCGTATTGCTGGTGGAATCATCATCAATTTCAATGGGCCAGGCTCTATCAGCTCAATAGCTGCGATCAACAGCTCTGCTCCTATTACGATTTCTGTATCGACAGGACAGGTAGCTACTAACTCATACTTCGCTAAAGCACCTACCCTGGTTTCTACAGGTGGGGTTGTTATCTGGAGTACAAACAGTGCTTTTGCACAGTCTACTCGTTGTGTAAGTGGCGGTTTGGTCATCTCCGGTCCTGCCACTGTTCAGAAATTCGATATTACCAATGCAGGTGCAACACCGGCGCTCACTCTTACCGATGGCGGTCTGGTCACGATAGATGGAGTGACTGGATCGTCTGGTAATACTGATGTTGGAATCGACGTATCTGGGCAATACGGCAAGGTGATTAGCCTAGGCACCAGTGCGGTAAATACCGTCACTGGCAGCGTCGGCGATGTCCGGACAGCTGGCAGCATTTTCGCCCATACCTACCTGGCCAAAGCAGGCTACGTTGACCGGACGGGCAATATCTATCTTGGCGTGGGAGGGTTAAATACTGGTACCGCCTTGTGGAATCCTACCCTGGTTCGTTACTACCTCCTCGATTACGACGGAGGTGATGATACCCACATCGGATATGTGGATGCTGCTGCTGGCGCCACGCTCACTCCAACTGGTCTTGCAATCAAGACAGCAGAGCGCCTATTCCAGATATTGCCAAAATACGGCAATGGGCGTCAGTGCGTGATCTTGATCAAACCTCGTAGTGCTGGAGCTACATACAAGAAACAGGACACAACCACCGACGACGACCTAGATTTCACTGGAATCTCTGGTTATGGTTACCTGCTACGCAGAGGCAGCACCGATCTCACAAACAGTGCTGCGGACCATATTACGCTTGGAGCAATTCAAGCAGTAGTGGGTCCCAACGGAGACGGATCATTTCCGATCTCGGGCGGTGCTACAGTCAGTAGTTTTACCGTCAGCTCCGGGTCTCTTGGTTCTACCGATGCTGTGGTTGGTTGTCGTGTGCGGTTCAAGGGTGACGTAACTGGCGCACTTGCGAATGTGTGTGGTTTCATCAACGCGAACACAGGTACTGTCGTAACAATAGGCACAGACCTTGGAACCGCGCCCGCTGCGGGAGATTCGGTGTACATAGAGAAACCAGGTGTTGTGTTTGCTGGCTTCAAAGAAGAAAATGCAGGCCGCGGCGGTCCGCTTGGCACATCGGATTTCTCGACTCCTGTATTAGCTGGAATTGCTTTCAATACTACTACTGCTAACCGAGTAGCATTGGGCATAGCAGGCGGAAACGCTACTTACAGTTTCGTGCACCAGACAGGCGCGACCAGCAACATTGTGTCTTCGTCATACACTGGCACTCATCGCATTACGCTTCAGCCGAGCTATCCCGATGAGTCAGGAACGGCAAGGTCTGTAGGTGTTGGCGCTTTGATGGCAGGTGCTTCCCGTCTACAAGCTGACTTGATCAAAGCAGATTCAATAGCCTACACATGTGATGATGCGAGCGGATTACAGTGGGATGGCGCTCCTATAGTTATGTTCTCCGGTGGATCATACGTCAAGGGTCAAGTAATACTGTACTGCAGGTTCCAGAACAACAACGGAGTTGGCAAGGCATCAACCAGTCAGAGAAGAACACGCTTTGTTCCGAACAGCGGCAATCACGGTGGGTTGATTGTGTTCGGACCCACAGCCATCAATGGCATCGATTTTTCCGCATACTCAACCCTGTTGACAGGTACTGCTGCCATATCACTCGGCACACCATTTACCGGTCAATCAGGAGTAATCAATCCAGGTGTGTACGGTTGTCCAGTTGCTATTGATGACTGCATAGGGTCACTCAACGCAGGATGCTTTGGGATTGACGTACGTGATGCATATGGAATGGATGTTGCCATCGGTCAGGGTGGTTCTGGTGCTGTGACGGTGACAGGGAGTGCTGGTGATATTCGCATCGCGGGCGGCACCTTTCTAGCATATACAGCTCTCGCAACCTACGTTGTGCGTGACAATCATGGTAACGTGCTGAAGGGGGCTGGTAATACCTTCGATTTTGGTGGTGACGGCTCATCATCGCAGCGTGTAGTAGCTAATGAGTTGTGGGTACGTAAAGAGGGCACGGCAAATCGCATCGGTGTCATGCGGGCACTTCCTAGCGCGTTCGATCTCACGTCTGACAACTCAGTTCCCCTCACATTATCTACATGGGATGGCGGTGCATATACGCAGCGTGCTTACATCCACGATACCAATGGAAATATGCGGGTTGGGGGTACCGTTTCAGACCCCAATGTGAAACTATTCGTCGAAGGTCGCTTCGGTGCTGCCAGAGGAGCAGATGTTGCGTCGGCTGGGGACATGACCCTCGGCACAGACGGCACATCCTTCAAAATAACTGGCACCACGACAATAAATACGATCATCGCAACGAATTGGCAGCCTGGGCTGATTCCGCTGATTCTAGTTTCGTCTGGATTGACGGTGAAGAACAACGGTACAGGAGCTGGCGCCAAAATCTTCATGAAGTCAGGCGGTGATTTAACGACTTCGGTGGCGAACACTCCATTGTTGCTTTACTACGATGGCACTCAGTTCTTTCAGATGTGATAGAACATGGCCCATCTAGTACATGAGCTTGTCTTTCCGCTTGGAGGCGATCCGAGTACAGCCTCTGCCAAGCTGATCAAGGTCAACTTGTGGGCCAAAGACACGCTTGAGCTGATCTTCTCGAATCCCATCAAGGTGGATGCAGCAGCGTCCTCTGTGGCTTCTTACAAAGTGTACCGCACAATAGAAGACGGTGTGGTGAATGGAGTAGCTGTCACAGTAACTGCAGTACGTCCAGGCACTTCAGTTACCACTGCAAAGATCTACTTGAACATTACGCAGCCGTCGCACGGAGCAGCCTATGCTGTGTCAATCGTAGGTACGCTAGTCACAGCTGACAATGTGACAATAGGAACTGACCTTGCCTACTTCAGAGGACATCGTACGAAGATTGATATTCGTACGTCCGTGGGGTCACCAATCTACGACTATCGTCCAGGCGCCTATATGAGAGAGATTCTCAACGCTTTAGGACGTTCGGATCATCTGATTGGTGGACACATTCTGTCGGTAGACAAAGCGTTGTTCGTCGCGCCAGTAGACAGTGGAACAGGAAGCGTAGTTCCTCCGCCACCGCCTGATTCACCCGCAGCAAACCAAGGCTTCACGTCAGGCTTTACGTTCCCACTCACGGGCTAAGAATATGAGTCAGCCAGACGGGTTTAGAGACGAGTTTCACGATGCTGTGGCGTTGAAGGTGACAGGCAGTTCAGGCAAGGCTGTCCTGTTTCTCAAACTCGTCAAGCTGTACCCCGAGTGTCTTATGCTGACATCGGATGCGCCTCAACTGCACCCGCTGTTCTGTCTAGCACACGATGTGTGTCCGCGTAACCAATCGTGCATGGACAAATTGGTGATGCGTACGAAGTACATTTTCGACACATTTCCTGATGTGGTCGTGTTGCTGCTCTACTTCAAACATCACGACAAACCTGACTCACACAGAGCGGGTGTTTTTCGGCGAGATATGACAGAGCCGCGCCTCATCACTTTCAACCGTTCCGTGTGGGAGAAGATGAAGACAGTAGGCACTGCCTATGCCTGGACTATTCCTGATTCTGTGTTTCTGCAGTCGAACCCACTGGCAAATCAGCTGGTTACCCTCCGCGCTTCTTGACCTGTCAAGTGGAAAGAGGGTAGTCTCAGTCTACTGTGTCACTTGGAAAAGTTGATCTGAACCAGATTCAGGTTGCGCGAACAGCGCTCGGTGAGGACATCGCCCCGGATCCAAACGCGCCAGTGCTTGCTAGTGTGGCGTTTCGGAAGACGTGGGCACGCACACCGTCCTACTGGATCGAAATAGTGTTGGCTCACCATCACATGCAGATACATAGTCGGTGGCGTTGGTTCGACAAGAACAAGAACGAGTGGATAGAAGGCTACAAAGTACAAGACAAGCCGACAACAGACGCTGCGAAGATAACCGCATTGTACACACGCTTGGTAAGGGAAAAGCTCACAGGAACAGGCTACATAGTTGACAATTCACGCGGTGTAGGTACTGACGTAGTTCAGAAGCTAGAGAAAGAGAAGTTCATTGAGCAAGAAGCGCTGAAAGCAGTGAACGCACTGAATAATGAGCAAGAAGCATTGGAAGCATTGAATGCTGACAATACAAAGAAAAACCATACGCCACCACCTACACTTGTGGAGCGTCGAGGGAAGTTTGACGTATGGGATTGATTCAGCCTCAACACATCACTGCTGGACAGACTGACTGCACGATCTCAATCGTGGGGCATAGAGCCTACATTGATGGTCGGTTTCCGTTGGCAGTGGTACGTAAGGCTACGTCCTACTATGTTGACGGTTTCATATACTCCAAAGCGTACAAACGCCGTGTGTGGGACGGTAAGAAGCATCTGTTTGATCAAGTCTCAAACTCTATGCCTGCTGGCTTGGTGCCTTTGGTGATAGAAGAGCTGAAGGTCTACGATCCGCAAGGCAGTGTGCGTTTGGTTGACGACTCAGCTGCCAATTGTCCTCCGATAGGTAACAAGGGTTTTTCGTTACTGGGAATCGAGTTCGGCAAAGGTGTGTTCGACTACCAGCTTGCTGCTGCGAAGGCGATGGTAGAGGGGAAGAAAGGCATACTGCGCATCGCAACAAATGGCGGGAAGACTGAGGTGGCGTGTGCGGTCACGAAGCATATCGCGCTCCCTACGCTGTTTCTGGTGGACCGGGTGGTCCTGGTCTACCAGACCGTTTCTCGCTTCGCCAAGCGCTTGGGAATGCGCGAGGAGGACATCGGCTTTGTAGGCGACGGGGAGTACCGCCTGGGGAAATGGATCACTGTGGCAACCCCTGCGTCTCTCACCAACCGTCTCGACCTGCCGGACGTCAAGAAGCTGCTTTCCACGATTCAGGTAGTGATCAGTGACGAGTGTCACCACGTAGCTGGTGATACGCATTACGATGTTTTGTCGCATGTGCACGCGTACTTTCGGTTTGGGTTGAGCGGTACACCACTCGACCGTTCAGACGGTGCTGATCTACGCCTCCTCGCACAGACTGGCCCGGTTCTGTACGACGTCTCGAACAAGCTGCTTGTCGAGCGCGGTATCTCCGTCCCTCCGTCTGTGGAGATGGTGAAGATCCACACTCCCATCATTCCGCACAAAGGCGCGCTCACATACAGAGACGTAGAGACACTCGGTATTGTGACTAACAATCACCTAAACACCAAAGCGGCTACGCTTGCCATTCAACACGCACGCAATGGCGAACAAGTGGTTATGCTTGTCGACAAGAAGGCGCAAGGCAAAGCACTCAGCCTGTTACTCGAGAAACACTCAGACAAACCTTGGGCGTACCTCACAGGCTCAGAGAAGGGCGAGAAGCGGTTGAAAGTGCTCCAACAGTTCACCGAATGCCAAGTGAACATTTTGGTCGCGACGCCAATTCTAGACGAGGGTGTCGACATACCGAATATCGACGTACTCATTCTCTGTGCAGGTGGGAAAGCCAAGATCCGACTCCTGCAGCGGGTAGGGCGTGGACTGAGAACCAACACAGGGAAAAAACGTCTGTTGGTCTACGATTTTGCCAACTTCTGCCACAAGTGGCTGTTGCGGCACTCACTTGAGCGCCTGAAAACCTACAAAGATGAGGCTTGCTTTTTGATCACAAGCTCCTCTTGAAGCTTCTCAAGCTGAGAGTAGGATGGTAGGTGGTCAATGTCCACCGCCAGTGATGCCCACACCGCGCCGCTGGTTTTGACGCTGACTGCGCGCCCGCCAGCCTGGGTGGACATCGGCGGTCTCGGCGGAAAACTCCTCACTGCAGTTCGATATGGAGTGAAAGCGAACTACCGTGAGTATAACGCCAAGACTCATGTGTGGTCAGTGCATTTGTCGTGGTTGTCGTGGTTGGTTCATTTGTCACGCTCATACGGATATGAAGTCAATTACGGCGCGCTGCCGATGGAATGGCAGCTGTTAGCAGCTGGTGCGAACCTGTTAGCTGACATGCAGGGACTGGACGAGAGCCCATTTGCGAAACTGTTTTTGCTTGACGACGCGCCACTGACTGTAGTGCAGGCCGCTTACCGGGCACTGTCGAAGGTCTACCATCCTGACATTGCTGGTGGGAATCCGGAACGTTTCCGCGAGATCAGTGCCGCATACAAGGCGATTCTCAGTCGACGCTCCGACGGTGGTACGAAAAAATCGTGAAGTTTCCGACAGATGCAACAGTGTGTTGACACCTACAAAAATTGCCCGGTATTGTGACAGCTCCGACTGTTGGTACTTTGACAGAAACCTAAGGGTTTCAAGGACTTCGGAGGGATTATCAGTGGCAGAGCTGTGTCAAGATCCGATCGAAGCACGCCTAGAATCACTGCTTAGAGTTTTTGGAATTAGACAATGGCAACGGCCTTTCAATCACAGTGACGTCACTCAGCTAATACAGTGTCACCCGAGACTAGTCGCTGCTGTAGTGGACCGTGGCGTTCAGCGCATGTGGTTCCTATTGAGGGGCACCGAGTATACGCTAACCAGACAAGGCAAAGCCCGTATTCAAGAGCTAAAATCTTCTGACGCTGCGCAGGGCCTACAAAATCAACGCGTCAATGAGTCGTCCGTCTCTGGTGATTCTAGAAAGCCAGAATCAGTAACGACTGCCGCTCCGGTTGATGATTCTACAGAAAAGCCGCGTGATAATGCTACGTTACGTGATTCTAGAAAGCCAGAATCAGTTTCCATCGATTATGCTACGCAGAATGTTCATGAAAAACTCAACGATAATGCTACGTTAACTGCAGCCTCTGGGTCCGGGTCTGGGGGATTGCTTCGTCGCGTCAGCGACGGTGGAATTCCAGAGAGCTATTTCCCGAAGGGAAAAGCGGGTCTGGAATTCCACTCATACCCAGTATCTAGATCTCCTGATCTGGATCCAGATCAGATCAGATCTCAGATCCCAGATCCGCGCGCGCGTAGCAATTTCAATGCCGACTCTTACGCCAAAGCGGCAGCTGCAGATTTGATTAGAGCTACACGCGAAGCGCCTAATCGCAATGCACGTGTGACAGATAGCGAAGACCGTGCGCGAGCATTTGCTGTAGCGCAGACGTTTGCGTCTCTACGTCAGATTCACGGTAATTGGGGCGCTCCTGTGCAGCTAGCAGCGATTGGACCTGGTAACCGTGAGTACACGTGCTTGCTCAAAGCTGCAGCGAACGCTGAAGCTCTAGGCGTAACGTATGATGTGTATGTCAAAGCGCAGTTCTACTGGTTTGACAAATGGTTCAATCGCGAGCCGCGCGTGTGGGAGCTTGTGTCGTCAGATGACGCTGACCATAAGATGCCTGCTACTGAGCGTGTACGCGCATATCTACGCGAGATTGCCAAAGGCACAGTGGATCCGCAGCGTAACATATACGGTCACGCGCGTACGTCACCTAAGATTCCAGTGGCAGTGCTTCTTCAACACGGAGACCGTACGTTAAAGCGATTGATGGAAGTGCACAACGCTACGGAAGAGCAGATTTTGCTCACATTCGCTAAAGGAAGCAGTGCACAGCACTACTTCGATCGCAGCTGGTTGAAACAAAACGAGACGTATCAGCGCCTGAGAAAAGAGAACAGGCTCTAACAGTCTCGTTTTCGAAAGGGGATACTTGCTATGGATCTGCGTGGTCTAGGTTTGCCTGTTGGTGATGGGTTGCTTATGTCTGTGCCAGGGAGGCTGACTCAACATCCTCCATTCTCGTTAGACACTAAGTTTCTAGCACAGTACCATGGCAGACAACCAAACTGGGGACCATTAGGTTACGTCACATACAAGCGCACATACGCTAGACGGCTAAACAATGGAGCGTATGAGGAGTTTTGGCAGACCTGTCAGCGTGTAATAGAAGGCACATACCGCATACAGCAGACACACTGTCAGACTCTACGACTGCCGTGGAATGCGGACAAAGCGCAAGCGTCCGCGCAGGAGATGTTTAGGCGTATATGGGATTTCAAGTTCACACCTCCTGGTCGTGGGCTGTGGATGATGGGAACAGGTTATGTAGACAAGATCGGCGGCGCAGCGCTCAATAATTGTGCGTTCGTGTCAACGGTTGAACTAAAAGCCAGTTTCTCTGCGCCATTCTGTTTTTTGATGGACATGTCAATGCTCGGTGTAGGCGTTGGCTGGGACACTAAAGGCGCCGGTAAGGTCACGATCCAAGAACCGATATACAGCGACAAAGTGTTCGAAGTACAAGACAGCCGTGAGGGATGGGTTGACCTTGTTCGCAACGTACTGGAGTCGTATGTACGTGTCACAAAGTGTCCTAAGCAGATAGATTACAGCAGAGTACGTCCAGCTGGTTCACCTATACGTACGTTCGGTGGTACTGCTAGTGGTCCTGGTCCGCTCAAAGAGCTTGTAGAGTCGATCCACAAAGTTCTGCGCCCATTGATCGGTAAGCCGATTACATCCACTGCCATCGCTGATCTGTTCAATCTAGAAGGTCGGTGTGTGGTGTCTGGTAACGTTCGGCGTAGTGCGGAGATTGGGTTCGGTGATCCGAATGACACTGAGTTCAATGCGCTCAAAGATCCGACTGAGCTTAACGCTATGGAGGCTCGTCAATCACAGATACGTCAAACCATTCTGAACATGCAGGTCGGTGAAGAGGTTGTCAACGGTACTGCAGTGGTTGACAGTGATCGTGGTAAGTCTTTGAAGCAAATGGCAGATGAGCTTCACGCGCTGAACCAGCGTATTGAAGAGCATCCATTACGCACACACCGTTGGGCATCCAACAACTCGATCTTTGCGAAGGTCGGCATGGATTACTCGTCATTTGCGGAACGGACAGCATCCAACGGTGAACCTGGATACATGTGGTTGGACAATGCGCGTGAGTATTCGCGTATGGTAGACCAACCAGATCACAAAGACCATGCTGCTGCTGGGGGAAATCCTTGCGTTCCAGCAGGTACACGTATTCTTACACGCGATGGTTACAAGGCTATTGATACGTTAGTAGATCAGGATGTTGTGGTATGGAATGGAGATCAGTGGTCTACAGTTCGTCCGCGTGTTACAGGCAAGGATGAGCCGCTTGTACGTGTTGTTCTCTCTGACAATACGAGTCTTGTGTGTACTGAATACCATGAATGGCTGATCGCTTCAGGTCGGCGCAACACAGGCGAGGTGCGTGTACGCGCGCAAGATTTGAAACCAGGTGATGCATTGTCGAAGTATGACATGCCTGTGGTGGAGGCTGGTATTCCACTTCCACATGCATACACGCATGGATTTTTTTGTGGTGACGGACAGACTACAGCTGGTGGATACAAGGGCGCGCTGTTGTACGGTGTGAAGATTGATTTGCTTCCTCATTTGGATGGACAGTCTTCCGGCGAACCGGACAAGTATGGACGTGTTTGGAAAGGCTTTCCTTGTAGTATTCCTGACAAGTTTACGGTGCCACATGAAGCGGACGTTACGTCTAAGCTTCAGTGGTTTGCTGGTTTGTTGGATGCGGATGGGTGCGTAGTACGTAATCCAAACAGCGTCGGCATCCAGTTGGGTAGTGTGAATTTGTCGTTTCTTATGGATGTGCGCTTAATGCTTACTACGTTAGGCGTACAGGCTAAAGTTACTAAACGCGCAGAAGAAGGTATGCGTAGCATGCCGAATGGTCATGGAGGTATGCAGGACTATTTTTGTCAAACGGCTTGGGTACTGAATGTCAATGCCGAGGACACGTACAGATTGGTGTCTTTGGGTTTGCGTACGCATCGTTTGGATTTGCCGGCGAAATGTCCTCAACGTGACGCACGCCGGTTTGTTACGGTAGAGAGTGTTGAGAAGTGTGGTGTTGCGGATGTTGTGTATTGCTTTGATGAACCTCTGAACCACTCTGGTTGTTTTGAAGGCATAATCACAGGACAGTGCTTAGAACAGAGTCTAGAGTCGTTTGAGCTATGTTGTGTGAGTGGTGATACACGAATTCTTACGCGTGACGGGTATCCACGTATAGTTGATGCTGTAG